TCAGCCCGCAGGCTTCGCCTTCCGCCGCGCCGTTCGTAGCTCGGCCACGCGACCCGACTGCACCACCGATCCCCGGTTATAGAGCATCGTCGTCGACATCTGAGTGTGGGTCGCGGTGCGCATCACGTCGGCCGGCGCCGCGCCCGCCTCGAAGGCCTCGCTGACCGCCCCTGCCCTGCTGTCCATGTTCCAGATGCCATCGGGCCATCCGGAGGCCCTGGCGATCTCGCGGAACGTCCGACTGAAGTGCGAGCGCTTCCACGGCAGGCCGGACCGCTCATCGATGACCAGCGGACCGACGCCGCGTGGCGGCAGCTCGGCGAGCAACTCGGGGTAATGGCTGAGATCGTGCTCTGCGACCTCGTTGCCGTTCGACTTCGACGTCGGCTTGCGCAGGATCGTCCCGTCGATGTGGTTCCAGATGAGGCCCCAATCCCAGACCCATGCGCCGTCCGTGATGGCCCCGGCGATTCGGCTGCGCGCCTCGGCGTCCGGTCGGTCCCACTCGCCAATCACGTCCTTCTGCCGAAGCCCGAGTTCGAACTGAAGCGTTACCGCGAGCGCGATGCTCGGCCGGCCGGCATCGTGGGCGGCGGTGCGCAGAGCGACGATCATCTCGTGACTCGGGCGGAGCTTGCGGGCGCGCGGCTGCCGGAACGTCGTCTTCGTCAGCACAGGGGCCAGTTCGATCGCGTCGCGGTCTCGAAGCTCGCACCCATAATTCACGACCCGGCGGAGCGTCTGGATGCAGGCGTAGGCGCCGCGCTCGCCGATCTCGTCCGTCCAAGTCCGGTGCCACCGGCGCACGTCGCGGCCGATGATGTCGGCCATGTGCTCGTCACCGGCGGCCACCACCAGGTGGCGGATATATTTGCCGTAGAAGACGCGGGTGTCTCGCCGGCGCTCATGGATCGGCGAATCGGGGTCGGTCTCGAAGGCGCGACAGATCCAGCCGATGGTGCCGAGGGCGAACGCGTTCCGGCCTGGCTCGCGGCCGGCGGCCCACTCCAACATCTCGGCCTGCAGGATCGCGCAGCGCGAGGCGATCTCCTGCGAGGGCCAGTCTCCGAACAGGCGAACCGTCTTTGGCGTGAACCCCTTGGCGACGAGCTTCTCGTCGGCCACCCAATAGAGATCGACGCGCCCGTTGTGGCGCTTCATCCGTTTAAGACCGGGCGCGTGCAACTCGTGCTCCGCTGGCATGGACACCCTCCTCCCTCCGGCCCTGGTGCCGGGTGGAGGCATGGTCGCCGGTATGGTGATAGCGGTCCAGAAATTCTCGGACGGCGGGCCAGTAGCGACCGCCCATCATCGGATCGACCTTCGGGAGGCCGCTGCGCTCGAGGACGGCAGCGAGACCGCCCCACGCCTTCGCCCGCTTTGGGCCGAGCACGACTCGCGCGAGTTCGGCCTCGTCGGGATACAGGCAGGATGGCTCCTGGGCCGGAGCCGAGGCGCGGGCGCTACCCACAGGGACCTCGTGCGCTGGTGGTGGATGAGATTGGAGTGACTTCGATCGCCTGCCAGTTCCGGCAAGCCGGCGCGGTCGTGAGCACGTCGGTGCCCTTCCCGCCGGTCCAATGCGCGCGCATCAGCCCGCACTTGCGATAAACCTTGGCGAGGCGCTTCCGCACCAGGTGGTCGCAGGATCCGCAGGTCTCGCCCTTCGGACCAGTGCCGGGCATCGCAGCATAGCCCTTCGCCTGGGTGCCGCCGCGCAGACGCCGGCGCTCGCTCGGCGTCAGGGTGCGTTCCATGTTAAAGAGGTCGCCCATCACGCCGCCTGCTCCTCGGTCTGAGGAGCGGCCTGGATGAGCGGCGGCCAGCGGATCAGCACGCCCTCAAAGGCGATGCGATCGCCCTCCTCCGGCGGGTGCTCGGCCCACCAGAACCGGGCCATGTCCTCGACGCTCTCGAAGCCGTCCTCGCGGGCGAAGTCGTCCATCCGGGCCGGGCTCAGCATCTCGCCGCCGACCTCGAACAGTTCGGTCGCGCTGCGCTCGGAGAAGCACAGGCGCACCGGCATGACGGAGAGGCAGGTCGGCCGGCCGAGGAGCCGGCAGTGCTTCGTCCGCATCCCGGTGTAGAGCTGAAGCTGCTCGCCCTGGCGGGCATGACGCTTTCGGTCGGCGCGGATCGTCTGCGCCTTCGTGCCGGCGAGGATCGGCGGGCCGAACCGCTTTTTGAAGGAATAGGCGACCACGATCAGCCCTCCTCATCCACGTCGAGAGCAGGTGCCGAATAGTCGACGGCGACGAGCTTGCCGGAGAGGCGGCCCCAATCGGACGCCTTGTATTCGAAGGGCTCGCCCCGGCCGCCGGGCACGTAATCCCAGTCAGGAAAGCCCCAGCCTTCGAGCAGCGCTTCTGCCTCGGTCTCGCTGATCGGTTCGGCCGCGGCCATGACGACAAGCCAACCGCCCGGCAGCGCCGCCAGGATCGGGCATAAGATCGCCCTCCGCTCGGGTGAGGACTCGCGCCAGATCTCAGCCTCGTGGGCATTGCAGCGGCGACCCGTTTGGCTCCGCGGGATCTTGATGGCGTAGTGCCCGATCACCAGCACGAGGCGCGTCGTTCCATTCGTTAGCAGGCGCATAAGGCAGCTTTCCTCGGGCGATAGGTCTGGGCGTGCCGCACGACGTCGGCGTAGGAGGCGCCCTTCAGGGCAAGCCACGCGCGGCGGCACCAAACAATGTCGAGGCGGTCGATCGCCGCCTCGCCGGTCGGCAGGCGCAGTTCGTGCGCGAGGAAGGCAGCGACGCGCTCCTCGGCGATGGGACGGCCGTTCGGGCAGTGGCGCAGGGCCACGGCGATCAACCGCTCGACCTGGCGCTCGCGCAGCAGGGCGCGGGCGTTGCGGGTCTCCTCGCCGGCCGGGAGCCCGACCGCCGAACCATCGGCCGCGCTCGGGGCCCACGCATCGGGGCAGAACGGGCAGGCCCAGACCTGGGCGTCGATCAGGTCGGGTTCGCGGGCGCCGGCCTCGCGGCCGGTGAGGCGCTCGCACTCGGTGCCGCAATCGGCGCAGTAGATGCCGAGGGCGCTCATGCGGCGCCCCCGAGACGGACGGGGGCGCGCATCAGCGCGGCATCGACGATCGCGAGGCTCCCCGGCGACAGGCGATAGCCGCGTCGTTCGTGTGTCTCGATCTCGATGGCGGCGCCCGCGACGGCGAGGCGACGACGCAACCGGGCCAGCGTCGCCGCAGCCGATCCGGGGTGCCGCGCGTCTGCATCTTCGGGGAACAGCGCGACCAATGCCTGACGCCTCGTCAGGACAAGGTGCCCAGCGCGCCGAAGCGCAAGCAGCAGCGTGGTTTCTTGCGGGCTGAGCCCCCACTCGGGGGGCGGAGCGATCTCGGACGTGACAGCGTCCTGAAGGGCCCGCACTCGCTGGCGAAGCGCCTCGTTCTCCTCGCGCTCAACCTGAAGCATCGTCCGCAGGCTGACGACTTCGGCTTCGGCGCGAGCTACGGCCTCCATCGCCTCGCGGGACCCCGACTGCTCGACCCGGCGTCGAGCGGCCTCCTCTTGCCGCTGTTGGATGGCGCGGATGCGCGCGACAGCCTCGTGCGCGCTGCGCGGGTCCGTGGGTTGCGGGGATGCGGCCATATCAAGCGACCTCCTCGTCGGCGGGAGCAAATCCGGGAAAGCCGTCGTCGTCCAGCGGCAGGCGGTCGTCGGCCTCGGCCGCGCGGTCGCGCAGTTCGGCCTCGATCTCGTCCACGACGGCGCGGTGGTCGGGCTTCAGCTTGCCGAGCCAGTCATCGAGATCGGCGGCACCAAGGGCGGCCTTCTCGCGGGCCATGCGGAGGAGCTTGGTCCGCGTGTCCTCGCCGGTCGGGGCGCGCTCGGCCGGAAGCGGCTTCACCGTGAAGGGCTTGCGGCTCGCGCGGGTCACCGTGAGCGGAAGCGTCACGCTCTCGCTGATGCCCGACATGTGGCTGATGCGGATGCCGCCGACGGCGACGCCGCCGAACATCACGGAATCGTCGCGGTAGAGCGTCATCCGACGGCCGGCGTAGGCGGCCCCGTCAACGCCCCACACGCGCACGAGCACGCGCCGCATCGACTTGCCGGGCTTGTAGGGCTTGCCGTTGTCGCCCTCGAAGAAGATCGCGATCGGCTGGTCGGGCTCGCGCATCGGCGAGACGCGCGTGACCTTGATGGTGCGGGGGCCACCGATCAGGTCGTCGGCGTTGAGCTGGTCGCTCTTGGGGGCGATCGTCTGCGACAGGTCGGTCACGCGAGGATCTCCCCCTCGACGCGGCGCACGGTCGGAATGTTGCCCGCCTTCTCGATGGCTTCGAGGTACTTGGCGCGGGCCTCCTCCAGGCGGGTCTCGAAGCCCTCGGCCGCCTCGACGATCGCGGATTGGATCTTGAGGTCGGGGTACGCGCGGATGCGGGCCAGCGGCAGGCCGCCCGAGTACGAGATCAGGTCGCACCACGCCCGCTCGGTGACGAGGAGCCCGGTCTGGATCTGGATCACGTAATCGGCGGGAATCGTCTCCGCGAGGACGTGAACGACGAAGGTCTCGATCTGGTATTTCTGCCGTCGGGACTTCGTCTCGACCAAGCCGTCGGCGCCGACGAAGGCGTCGGGCGAATAGCCGATGGTGAAGCCCCATTTGTCGTTGGTGACGAAGCCCACGGCCTCGGTCGGGGCGAAGTGCTTCGCGTAGAGGGCGAGCGCCTCGATCTCGTCCTCGTGGCCGCGCATCATGTCGAAGCTGACGAAGTGCGGCTCGACGTAGCCGCTGATGCGCTGGGCGAGCAGCTCGTAGAGGTGGGCGCGCTCCTTCTCGTTCTTGGCGGCCTTGAGCGTCGCGGGGGTGATGATCAGCCCCATTTCGCTCGCGGTGAGCAGGCCGCAGCGCGCCGCGAGCCACTCCTCGGTGCCCTGGTGCAGGTCGTGGTGGATGCGCACGGTCGGCCGCATCCCGGCCTTGTCGATCATCTCCATGAGGGTCACTCCGCTGCGTCGGCGCGAGGGGCGATCCGGGCGGCGCGCGCCACGGCGATCAGGTGTTCGGGGTCGAAGGGGTCGGACGCCGCACGGATCACGTCGGCGGTGAGCGGCCGCAGCACCGGGAGCGGCGCGGCCTCGTGGTCCGGCGTGCCGGTGGCCGTGTTGATCGCGGCAGCGGCGGCCAACGCGCGGGCCCTGTCGGTGGACAGGCTGCCGGTCGGCGCGCCCATGAACAGGGGCGTCCCGTCGGCCTCGGAGAGACCGCGGCCGTGCATCCCGCCGGCGCGGATCGGGAGGCGGATGCCGAGGGCCAGGAATAGGTGGGCGAGCGCCTGCTGCTCGGGGGTGCGGTCAGACATCGAACATCTCGGCGAGATCGGGGTCGACGGGTTCGCCGCAGGCGCGGGCCTCAAGGGCGGCGACGTGAAGGTCGGCCATGCTCGGCTCGACCGTCGGAGCGGGCCGCACAGCCTGGGCTTTCTTCCGCCCGTGCTTCGTCTTCACGTGGCAGTAGAGGCCGTTCGGATCGCCGAAGGCGCGATCGCAGTGCGGGCACGGGTGGGAGGCGTCAGCCACGGGCGGCCTCCGTGGTGAAGGTCCGCTCGAAGGCGTCGCCGGTCGCGGCGAGCAAGGCGGCGGCGATGGTGCGGGCGCCGTCCCGGTCCATGTCGAACTCGGCGACGCGCTCGCCGTCCGCTCGGATCGCGACGAGGCGCGGGCCGGCGTCGGTGCGCTCGACGAACAGGTTGAGGGGCGTGTCCTCAGCCACGGTCGCAGCCCTCCCCGTCGTCGGCCGCGCTCTGGGCGAGGCCGTCGGTGTAGGAGGCGAGCGGCGCCAGGATCAGCGCGGCGATGCCGGCGAGGATGAGCGCGCCCGGCAGGTATTCGAGGGCGGCGCTCATGCGGCCTCGCGGGAATCGGTGATGAGGAAGGGGTCGGCGTCGATCGCGGCGATGCAGTCACACATCGCGACGAGGTTGGCGGCGCGTTCGCGGAGCAGCTTGAGCTTCCAGACACAGTCACCGAGCCGAACATCGGAGGCGATGCCGTCGTGGATGCTGATCGTCCCGGCGAGGGCCTGCTCAGCCTGATCCAGCGCTTGATTGAGCGCGTCGCCGATCTCGCCGGTGGACGCGCAGGGAACGAGGGCCGTCACCATCACAGCCGCCCCGTCATCGCGAGGCGGACGAACCGTCCGGCCTCGTAGAGGCAGAAGGCGACACCGACGGCGCAGATGCCGGGCCCTAGGGCCAGGACCGCGACAGCCTGGAGCGGCGGGAGGGAGTTGAGGAACGCGATCATCACGCGGCCTCGGCGAGCTGCTGGGCCTCGAAGTCGGCGAGCGCGGCGCGCTCCTCCTGGGTCGCGACGCGGTCGCGCTCGATCAGGTCGAGGATGTGGTTCTGCGCGTCGCCGCGGCTCTCGATGCCCTCAAGCTCGACGCCCGAGGCAGAGAAGACGGCGAAGGCGCCGTCGAGGCGGTCGATCCAGTAATCGGTGGGGGTGGTTTGGGGCACCGGAGGCTCCATCGCTCGGTGAGCGGCGATGGATGTAACTTACAATGTGTAAGGTATGCGTCAAGCCTTAAAATGACGTTTTGTAAGTTATCCGTCCAGCCCCTCTACTACTTTCGGCGATCCCCGTTATCCACAGGGTGCACCTCTTTCGCGCGTTCTCGTTTCGTACTCATTTAGGGGTATCGAAACGGGAGGTTGAGCGTGGGGCGAAAGACGGTTGCCGTTGTCGTGCCGGTGGTGAGGACGAGGAAAGGAGCACTTGCCGTAGGCGAGCCGTTGGCCTGCTCGTCCGCAGATGATGCCTGCCGTCAGGCAGCGAGGACGGCCTCACGATGCGCGGGGGCTGTTGCCTTAGCGCGTTCCGGAGATCCCGATCTCGACGAGTTCGACGACCCGGTGCTGCTGGAGGTTCACGGTCAGGTGCCGACGCAGATCCTGACCCAGATCGTGCCTATGCCTTTCTAGGCCTGGAGACGATCATCGCGACCTTTCCCACGCTGATGACCCGCTCGTCGGGGCGGTCCGCGTCGTTGTAGGAGATTAGGTCGAAATAACCCGGCGCGCTTCCAGGGTTCAACTTCTTGAAGAAGCGCCGGCCATCCTCAAGAAGAACTAAGCATTCCTGCCGCAGCAGTTGCGCCGGCTCGTATTCCCGGCGCTCGAAAGCAATTAATTCGCCCGGATAGACACGCGGCTGCATCGAGTCACCTCGAACCTCGTACCACTCGAACGCATCCTGGTCGGCGACTTCAATGCCGATTTCCTCGAAGCGGGACGCGCCGTCCTGGTCCTCGATTTCGGCACCTGCGCCGATATAGCCCCGGATCTCGATTGCCTCGCTGGCATTGCGCGGGCCCTGGCCAGTCAGCAGCCAGCTCAACGACACACCGAAGCGCCGCGCGTACCGCCGCGCGTTCTCAATCGGGATGCCGCGGGCGCCGCCCCGGAGCCCGGTTTCGTGCGACTCGTATGTCGACTTCGGCAGGTCGAACATCTCGGCCGCCTCCGGCCGGGTCGATATGCCCGCGTCAAGGCGAGCGGCCATGAGGCGGCCGCCTTGCGTGCTCAGATCCGGTGGGGCCGCTTTACGGGGCATGAGCCGCCATAGCGGTTGGAAACTTACATTGGGTCAGAGAATGGGCTTGCGTCGATAACTTACGCAACGTAAGTAATGACGCCATGAGCGAGCCTGCCTCCTTCCGCGACCTGATTGACGTGACCTTCCAAGGCCGCGAGCGCTTCGCGACTGAGACGGGCATCGACATCAAGCACGTCGACGTCATGAAGCATCGCGACTCGATCGCGCCGGACCATTGGTCGGCGGTCGTGGCCGCGAGCGAGCGCCTCTCGCTCGGCGTTGACATGGGGATGCTGGCCGAACTGCGGGCCAGGCGGAAAGCCGAGCGGCTCGCCGCTCGAGCCGCACAGGCTGGCGAGCGCAGGTCCGGCGCCGCGTCAGATGGCGGACCGTTCGCCAGCGAGCGTGCGAAGCCGCTGCGCTGCCTATCTCCGCACGGCTCGGCGGGCCTCGCTACCGAAGGCCAATCTCGATGATCTCGTCGAGCCGCGCCTTCGCCTTGGTCCGGACGATGCGGTCGTGGCCGGGCGCTACGAGGAAGGTCGCCTCGTCCATCGCCTCGTGCCCGTCCTCCTTCCACCATGCGCGCACGGTGGCCGGATCCTTCCCGCTCGCACGGGTGAGCGCCGCGATCCGCCGGAGCGCCATCAGCAACACCTGCTGCTGCGCGGCCTGCTCGGCGATGATGTCGTCGAAGTCCTCGGGACGCATGGTCGTCTCCGGTCATCGCGCTCCAGCGATGATAGCGGCGGCCGGGCGGCTCTTCACCCGTGTCGGCCAAGCTCATGCGACCGTTGCCCTGCGCACGCGGGGTAGGTCGCTCGTCGTGGGGCGCGCCTGAGATGGCCGCGCTCGCCGTTATCTTCGCCGTCTGCGCTGTTGCCGGCTTCGCTCGCGCTGCGTTGCGCGGGTCGCCCTCGGCGCTCGCTGTCGGCGTGGTCGATGCAGCGGCATGCGGGCTGTGCTGGCTCGCTTCGTGGGTGTCGCCATGACGGCCGCCCTCCTCCTTTCCCCATCGCGCGGAATGAACCGCGTGATCGCCCGGCCGACCTTTCCCCCGAAGGTCACCGTTTCCGACGAGGTCGGGCGTCCCCTTTCGCGCCGTTCCCGCGGCGCCTCCGAAGTCCGCCGCCGCCCCGCGGCTGACGCCCCCGTGACGGGGGTTCCTCCCAAGGACTTGGCCGCTCCCGTTTCCGCGGGGGCGGCCCTTTTCTCGGGCCAATCCTACTCGCGCGCCTGCCTCTGCCGCCAAGCCGTCGGCCGTCGCGCTCCTGTGCCTCGTGCGTTCCGCTCCCTCCCTCATCTGCACGTCCTCTCTCAGTGGTCCGAAGAAACCACAGAGGGATTTGAGGGTGTGCAAAAAGCTTTTGTGGGTGGCGCAAATGTCTAGCGCTGACGTTTCACGGGCCCAGACCTGGGCCGACGACTTGATCCGCTGGGAAGCGACAGGTTGGGGCGATGCCGGCAACGCAATGCGCCGGGTCGCTACTCGGGCCCGCGTCCCCTTCTCCAAGCTTTGGGCGCTGAAATACCGGCCCCCGAAGGAAATCGCGTCTCACGTCCTCTCCCGGCTCGAAGCCATCCACGCCGCCGAGCGCGAGCGTCAACTCAGGAAGCTCGCCGATGAAGTCCTGCTCACCGCCGCCGCTGCCGGGTCTGACCACGCTGCTGTTCGCGCGGGTGAGGCTCTTCTTCGCGCGGCGGAGTGCGCCGCTGTGGAACCGGGTGCGGACGTGGCGCCGCCGCTTCTGGGATCGGCTGCTCGCCGCTCGCGGCGGCCGGCTGCCTCCGACCTGACCGACCTGCCCCTGTTCGGGGCGATGGAGCCGCGGCCGTAGCCGCTGAGCAAGGAGAGAGCATGTCCCCCTTCAACCCGACCCACGTCAGCCACAAGCAGGTGGAGGCCTATCCGATCGGCGCGGCCGAGTTCCAGGCCGACGGCTCGGGCAAGGTGGGCGTGCACCATCCGGAGCACGGCTACATCGTCGTTCCGGTCCCGGCCGGCTTCCTGCGTCGCCCCGGCGCCGTGAGCGAAGGCGACATGCTGGTGCGGTACGCGCCGACGGAGAGCGAGCCCGACGGCTACCTCTCCCACTCGCCGCGCGACGTGTTCGAGGCGGGCTATGCGGCGGTCTCGAAGTCCTCGGCGATGTCCTTCGGCGACGCTCTGGCTGCCCTGAAGGCCGGGCATCGCGTGGCCCGCACGGGCTGGAACGGCAAGGCGATGTGGCTCGCGCTGAGCGGCGTGCTCGGCGGGCGCCGGGTCGATGCCGACAAGTTCTGGTCGCCGCACAACGAGGCCTTCGCCCTGTCCAACGGCGGCAGCGCTGTCGTGCTCCCCTGCATCACGATGAAGACGGCCACGGGCGAGATCCTGATGGGCTGGCTCGCGTCGCAGACGGACATGCTCGCCGACGACTGGATGATCGTCCCCGCCGCCTGACCCCGCCCCTTCCGGGTGGCATCGGGCCGCCCGGCTTCCCTGAGGAGCCACCATGTCGAACCAGCAGCACCAGGGCCTCCCGGTCGCCGGCTACAAGCCGCAGAGCGAGGAGAAGGTCGCCCTCGTCAACGAGAACAAGGCGCTGGAGGAGCAGGTGCTTCGTCAGCTCGACAAGCTCGCCGCGATGCCGGCGGGCACCGTCGATCCGCGCTGGTTCTCCATCGGCCGCACCGCCATCGAGCAGGGCTTCATGGCGCTGAACCGGTCGGTCTTCCAGCCCGGCCGCGCCAGCCTGCCTGGGGACGTGCAGGGCGACCGCGCCCACGACGATCTCGGCCGGGTCGCCTGACCATGAGCGCCCTCGCCGATCTGAGCGACGCCGGCCTCGCGGACGTGATCGACACGGTGCGCGACGAGATCGTGCGCCGGAACGACCTGCTGCGCGGGGACGTGTCACCGGCGGCGAGGAGCCTCGTGCAGTGCCGGCGCTATGCGCTCCTCGGCCTGACGCAGGCGGAAGAGCGGCTGCGGGCCGGTGCTGCGACGGCTCTGCCGGCGACGGACCTGCCCGCGATCGACGAGCCGCGCGTGCCGCGGCGTCCGGCCCTCGGCGGCGATCCCACGCGCCCGCGCAACGGCAACGGTCTGCCGCCGGGCCGTCCCCACCCCTGAAACGCGAACCGCCCGGCCTGCTGGGGAGCGGGTGCCGGGCGGCTGCAATGTCCGAGATCTAGGTGAGCCAAATGAATGCCAGAAGTGCGCCTGCCTCGCAAGTCGATCCATCCTCGGTCGCGGCCGATCAACTGAAAACCATCATCGAGCGTATTGAACGGCTCGAAGAAGAGAAGGCCGGCATCGCGGGTGACGTCAAGGACGTCTATGCGGAAGCCAAGGCGAACGGCTTCGACACGAAGGTCATTCGCAAGATCATCGCCATGCGCAAGCGCGATTACGACGAGCGCATGGAAGAGGAGGCGATCCTCGAACTCTACATGCAGGCGCTCGGCATGCTGGCGGACACGCCGCTCGGGCAGGCTGCGATCGAACGGGAGACAGGCCGGAACCGCGGCGGCAGCGAGCGGAGCCTGCGCCAGCAGGTCGGGGACAAGGTCTCCCGCGCCTTCGCCGGCATGGAGGGCGTCACCGTCACCATCGGCGCCAACGCCAGCACCGTGATGCGCGAGGCCGCGAAGCAGATCCGCTCGGCTGGTGCGCAGGTCGATATCGAAGACGCGATCGCGGCGCGGGGCTGAACCATGGCCCGCCGCTCGCCCTCCCCCCGAATCGTCCCGTCCTCGGCCGCGGTCCGCCGCGTCGTGGACGAGGTGACGATCCTGCTGCCGATCCCGCCGTCGGCCAACGACCTGCACGACCACGCGCCGGGCCGGCCGGTGCGCTCCAAGGCTTACTCGGCCTGGATCAGGGATGCGGGCTGGCGCCTGCTCGAACAGCGTCCCGGCCGTGTGCCGGGCGCGTATATCCTGCTGCTCGCCGTCCCCGAGACAGAGACGAAGGCCGACCTCGACAACCTGTCGAAGGCGACCAGCGATCTCCTCCAGGCGCACGGCGTCATCGACAACGACCGGAAGGCGCGGCGGGTGGTGCTCGACTGGCACCGCGAGCACGCCGAACTGGCGGCGACCGTGCGCGCCGTGCCGCCGGGCTTCCTGCTCGAATCCGTCTCCCCGATCTGGCCGCGCTCGGGCGCGCTGGAGGCGGCATGAGCTACCGCGAGAACAAGGCTCATCCGCACGCCGAGCGCGGAAACGACCTGTACGAGACGCCGGCCGTCGCCGTGCGGGCGCTGCTCGCGACCGAATGGCTGCCGCAGCGGATCTGGGAGCCGGCCTGCGGACCGGGCGCGATCGTGCGTGAGCTGTGCGCGGCCGGCCACGAAGTGGTGCCGACCGATCTCGTCTCCTACGGCTGCCCCGGTCAGGTCGCGGAGATGGACTTCCTGAAGCTGCACGGCGCCCCGTTCGGGGTCGACTGCATCGTCACGAATCCCCCCTACAAGCACGCCCGCGCCTTCGCCGAGAAAGCCGTCGAGCTTTGCCCGCGCGTGATGATGCTGCTGCGGCTCGCCTTCTACGAGGGGATCACGCGCGGCTCGCTGCTCGACACCGGCACGCTGGCCCGCGTCCACGTCTTCCGGAAGCGGCTGCCGATGATGCACCGCGACGGCTGGGACGGCCCCAAGGCCACCAGCATGACGGCCTTCGCGTGGTTCGTCTGGGATCGCTCACATCGAGGCCCGACGACGCTCGGGCGCTTGTCCTGGGAGGACTTCGTCGACGAGCCCGAACCCGCAGTGCTGCCGATGGCGGCGGAGTAGAGCCATGGCCATTCGATCCGAAGTTCTCCGGGCCATGCTCGCGGCCGGCGCCACGGCCGAGATGCTGGTGGCTGCCGTCGCCGCCGACGAGAAGGCCGAGGCCGAAGAGGTTGACGCCCAGACCGAGAAGCGGCGGGCGCTGACCGCGGTGCGGGTCCGGCGCCACCGTGAAACGCACCGTAACGCAAGTAACGCTGGTAACGGCGGTAACGCGTTACCCCCTGCCTCCCCCCCGGATGGCCCCCGCCTCCCCTGCACCTCCACCCCTTAACCCCCGCCAACCCCGGTTCCGAGCCTGACGGCTCGGCCGGCGATGCCGGGCAGGCGGGCGGCGAAGCGGCGGAATTGGCTCGGTCGAACCGCCAAGCCCTGCTGACCATCGGCGTGGACCTGATCAGCGCCAACACCGGGCGGTCGCGTCGCTCGGCCCGCGCCCTGATCGGCCACTGGCTCGGCATTGCTCGGGACGAGGCTGCGGTCGTGCTCGACGTCATCGAGGACGCCGACGGCCGGGAGCTCGCCGACTTCTCGACCTGGGTCGAATCCCGGCTGCGGAAGCGCCGGGATGAACTCGACCGGCCGTCTCCATTCGGCCCCCGCGGTGGCTCTCGTCCTGCCCCCGCCCCCACCGGCTTAGCCGCCCACATCATCCGCAATTACGAGCAATCCCTGACGGGAGCCTTCGATGTCGAGCCGCCTTCCATCGACGCTAACGACCCCGATGCTGGCGCAAGCCGAGGATCGGATTACGGAACTCCGTGGCAGGCTGGTTCCGGTGGACGGCCAGCCGACGCGGTTCTGCGTGCCGCAGGACAAGGCGGCTACGACAGCCGAGCGTCGAGCGCTATCCGCCGTCGCCGAGCGGGTTGAGGCCGAGTTGAAGCCCTGCCGGGTGCGGGCTCACGTCGATACGGTGGTCGCCCGCATCCTGCTCGGGTTCGAGCAGGGGCGCGGCCGTGGCGGTGCCGAGAACGCGCTCCTCGTCGCCGAGTACGTCGAGGCGCTGGAAGGTCTGCCGCTGGCAGTCATCCAGGCCGCCGCCAGCCGGTTTCGCGACAAGGCGACGATCCTGCGTTGGGATCCGGCTTGGCGCCCGTCGCCAGCGCAGTTCGCGGACGAGGCCCGGCAAGGGCTGATCCCGCTTCGGGCGAAACTCGTCCACATCCGGCAGATCCTCGAGGCGGAGGTCTACGTGCCGCCGTCGGACGAGGACCGGGCAAAGGTCCAGGCCGCGGCGGCGGCGTGGCTGAACCGGGGAGGCGACGCGGAGCCTGGGCGCCCTCGACCGTCGCCCGAAGCCGTCGCTGCGGCGCGTGAGGACGTGCTGCACGAGCACGGCGCCAAGTTCCGCGAGGTCGCCGTCGGCTCGCTCGCGCAGCTCGCCGCGCGGCTCGATGCCAAGGCGTCGGCGCAGAAGGAGCGGGTCGCGTGAGTACCGCTCCGAAGATGTCGGAGGCCGATCTCTGCGCGGCCTTCATCGCCGCGGTGCCGACGCAGGAGCGCCGAGACCTGCCGAAGTGGGTCGCCTATCCCGAGACGGCGGGCTTCGACATTCTGCTCGTTCGTGCCGACGGCTTCCAAATCGGTATCGAGGCGAAGCTGGCGCTGAACGCCCGCGTCGTGTCGCAGATCCTCCCGTATCGCGAGGGATGGCACTACGGCACGACGGCGGGGCCGGATTGCCGGGCCGTTTTGGTCCCGGCGGAGAAGTGCAACGCCGATCTCGTCCGGATCTGTGCGGCGCTCGGCGTGACCGTGCTCCGGCTCCACACCGACCCGCTCAAGCACGGCGGTCGCTGGGGCAATCCCTTCTCCCCGTACCTGCCCGACGAGCGGACCGGCCTCGGCTCAGACGAATGGCACCCGTGGGCGCCGCCGGAGCGCTGCCCGGTCCCTGAGTACGTGCCGGACGTCCAGGCCGGCGCATCGGCGCCGGTGAAGCTGAGCGATTGGAAGGTGAAGGCGATCCGGCTGTCGGTGATCCTCGAAGAGCGTGCTGTGACGCGCGCTGACTTTAAGGCGCTCCAGCTCTCGCCGACGAACTGGCTCTGCCCTCGGGGCTGGCTGGAGCGCGGTGAGTGCGGCGGATGGGTTCGCTGCGATCGGACGCCTGATTTCGAGGCCCAGCACCCGACGAACTATGCGCAGATCCGGGGCGACCGGGCACGGTGGATGCCGACGGCTCCCGCGCCGCGTCCGATGCAGGCGGCGTTGCTATGAGCGCCGCCCTCGCCCTCCCCGATTCCGCCCGCCTCGTCGCCTCTTGGCGGGCCGGCGTGCTCAGCCTGCCGGACGACCATGTGCCCTGCCCCGGCATGATCTGGCGCGAGGCCGGCGAGGGTGGCCGCGAAGGGGTCTGGCGCTCGGTGCGCCGGGCGATGCTCGTCTTCCTCGACGATTGGGGCGAGGCCGCCGCGGATCTCGGATGGACCACGGAAGCGCTGTTCGGCGTCCACCGCGCGGCCGGCGCTTTGCGGTCGGACAGCACGGGCGCCCTCGTCTCGCTCTATCCGCGCCGCTGCATCGCCTTGTGCGAGCGCGAGATCCACCTCGAACGCCGCGGCTCCATCATGGTCGACCGCGGCCTGACCAACCCTGCCGACAGCGTGCCGCTGTGGCTGTTCGCGGCATCGCAAAAGCAAATTGCGCACAATACTCTAAGACAAAGCGTATAAATCCATGTAATTCATTTTGCGCTTTCGAAGCCTCTGCAGAAAGGACTTCAATATGTCCAACAATGCGTCCGAGGATCCGCCTGATAATGGATCGGTAAAACTTTCAGTTGAGATTATCAGCGCCTATGTCCGCAACAATGTGCTGCCATCCAAAGAGCTCCCGGCTCTAATTATTGGCGTCCATGCCGCTTTATCCGGCATCGGAAAAGCTCCAGCTGCACCTGATGCAGAAAAAATCGAGATCGAAAAGCCAACACCAGCGCAGATCCGCAAGTCGGTCACGCCAGATGCGCTGATCTCCTTCATCGACGGTAAGCCGTACAAGACGCTGAAGCGGCACCTCGCGGTGCACGGCCTTACTCCGCATGCCTACTGCGAGCGCTACGGCTTGCCAGCCGACTATCCGACGACAGCACCGAACTACTCGGCCCAGCGATCGGCGATGGCCAAGGGGTTCGGTCTCGGACAGAGGCGCGCGGGCTAAGCAGCAGGCGGCGTGATGACCTGATAGGACTGGAAGTGCCCTGCCGTCAGAATGAGGCGGCGGGGCACTCCAGGAGGGAGAGAAGACGATGTACGTGCGCATCGGTGCCAATGGAGGAAGGCGCCAGATCAAGGAAGTGACGGCAGTAAAGGCCGATGGCGGCGTGTCAGTTTGGATGAAGTTCGACTACGGCAACGTCGATGATCTCTACATGCGCATTGACGCCGAAACGCTTTCAGCGATCGTGAAGGCGGCGCTTACAGGCGAGACGACGAAGGTGCCTGCTGATCTTGCGGAGTCTTCCTCCTCCTAATGAAGCCCCGCCTTGCCGGAGGATATTATCCGCCCCGGCACAATGCCGATCCATGGACGCGGGGGGACGTGGAGCGCTGGCTGAAGGCGGCCTTCCGCGCGATGCCGTTCACGCCGATTTACGCCCCACGCGGCAACACCCTTCAGTCCGCTGCCGGTGACGTGCCAGACGCAACCTTCGACATCGTCGCTTTCTCCGGCACGGTGCTTGGCGACAAGAGCGAGGATCGGCAGGTCGTGCTCCTCTGGGCGCGCTCGATGGCGACGCACGGAGAAATCGGCGGATCGATCGCCGAGTTCTGCCGGCGCACCAGGTGGTCGCGTGCAACGTTCGACCGGCGCCGCATCAAGGCCTGCGAGCGGATCGCTGTAGCGAAGAACCAGGCGGATTAGGAAGCGCTCGCCACCCTCGAGGCGCTACGGACGACGCCCCAAAACCGCTGCACGACATGGGAGCATTTGCCGCCGTAACGCTGGCGAACAAAACACTTGCATCCGAACCAAAATAACTCGAATGTGTTACAAGTGAACACAGGAGATCGTGAGCGATGCCCCCGGAAAAGACCGAGACGCTTACCATCCGCATCCCTGCCGAGATGAAGCGGCAGATTGAGGCTGCCGCTCAGGCCGAACGGCGTTCTAGTTCGTCACTTGTAGAAGTTGCCATCGAAGATTATCTCAAAGCTACCGGCTATATCCACAGCAACTTGGATGCTGACAAGTTCTATAATGTCAGAGGCAGATGGCTTGAGATGCGGGATGTGAGTGTTCCCGCCCCAAGAGGTAGATTTCCGAGTTTTTTTGTCACAAGCCCAAACGAACCTGGATTGATTTTTGGAGCAAAGGACGTCGAGAACGCCTTGGTAATGGCTCAGGTTATGTTTGAAGGTGTCGATTACGGTCGCGAACACCCAAATAAGGTTGAATTCGATCCGCCCGGATTCAAGCGCGAGTAACTTAGAAAGCGGTCGCCCCATATAACTGACGACCGAAAATCGTCCGCGTCACTGTTTCATAAACGCCCTCCGCTCTTATGCCGTGCTAGACGGTACATCTCGTGTTTGATCTCGCTCCTCTCTGCAGGAAAGATTGTGGATGGTCGCGGTGTAGAGCAGGGGTATGTCGCGTCGAAGCGTGCAGCATGGAGCAGTGACGCGCCGCTATTATTCCTCTTGACTGTGAGGAAGAGGACAATCGACCCATGACCTTGCCGAGCGCCCAGAACGGTCGCGCTCTACCCGAGGTCAGGCTCGTGTCTGTCGCTGCTTCGTCTTCCTCCACCTCTCCGACCACGCGGGCCCGCCCCGCATCCTCCGATCGCCGCGCTTTGATCAAGGCGAAAGCGGAAGAGCGCGCTGCAGCGAAGGCCGAGCGCGCCGCTCTCGGCGCCAAGCTCGCTCAAGCCGCCGGCGCGGCCGATGCCGCTGACCGCTCCGCCTGCGTCGCGGTGCTCGACCGCATCCAGCGCCGGGCCGTCGAGCGGCGAGCCCGCCGGAAGCTGGAAACCCGGGCGGACCGTCGACGTGCCAGCCTGCTCCGGAAGAACCCCCACACCGAGCGCGACGCTTCGATCAAGATCGGGCGCCGGCTCGTTACCGATCCGACCACGCTCGGCAAGTTCATCGAGGTCCAGGTCAACCGCCAGCTCGACGTGCTCACCATGGAGCACTCGGCCCGCCCGCAGCGGATTTCCGATGTCGAGTTCGCCGTCGGGCGGTTGCTTCAGGATGCCTGGACCGGACGGAAGGACGGCGATCGCCGTATGGACTCCTTCGCCAAGCTCGGAGTGCTGGTTTCCTCGGGTGGCGACGATGGCCCGCTTCCGTCTCGCGAGATGGGGATGCTCCGCGAAACGTTCCGGGCTCGCGTCGTCGCGGATCTTAACCTCAAAATTGAGAAGGTTGTCGGGGGCGTCGGGCTCCGCCTCCTCCGCGCCATCCTGGTCGAGGGCCACACCTTCGGCACCTATGCGGCCTGCACTGTCGGTGGTGGCGAGCGCGGGGCAGCCCGGATCGGCGAGCGGTTCCGGTGGCTGCTGAACGAGGTGGCGGACCATTTGCACACCGCATCGGGCGCCGAGGGACAGCGCATTCGTGCGACGCGGGATCAACTGCCGTGACAGCACCTCGGTTGGTATAATAAGCTGCTTCAGCACTTGGAGCGGATCGTGGATTTTTTATCTGAAACCATCAAATTTTTCAAAGACTGGCAAACCTTAATAGCTGGTATTTTGGCTATCATAGGCGCATGGGCGACATTGAGAGGAGTTGATCGACAGATCAACCATCTACGGAGTACTGAGAAAGAGGAGCGAGACAGGAAACTATTTGCCGCCAGGGTAGCGCTCCCGGACGCACTAAGCCGATTAGCTGAATACGCAGAGAACTGGTTGAGTACGGCCCGCCAGGTGAAGGGGGGTGTCTATGATCGACTTAACAGATCTGAATACCCTGCGACGCCAGAGCGACCGAACGATGCAATCGCAGAGATAAAAAACGCACTAGTTGCTGTCGATCGTCCGCAGGCAGAATTTCTCGCTGAACTGCTCTCTTGGTCCCAGGTTCATGAGGCAAGGCTGAGAATTATCCGGAAGCGCATAAGTGGTGGCAATGTCGAACGAATTCCTAACGATCGAGTAGTGCTCGCAATTGTAGACGCTGCTCGGCTTTATGCGCTTTCTGTTCATTTGCTGCCCTGGTCTCGACGCGAGTGCATCGAGATAGAGAAATTTGCCCTCGGTGAGGCTACGCGGAGTGCGCTGTCCCTTGCTAAGATATTCCCTGAAGATAGCCCGGACGTGTATGACATGGTCGGCGTGTACGAACGGACCGCGGCACGGGTTGACCCCTGAGGCGAAACCCTGCATCTGATCAGTGTCGCGAGACGCGCGCCCGGGGCTTCATTGCCGCCGGGCGTTATCGTTTCGTCAACCGTTCGCCTACTATAGATCTTGGGCGGAAGGACGTGGATGGCCTCGCAAGTCATCCCTTCGACGAGCAGCTTCTGTCTCGTTGATGCGCCAGCCTCTGTGCCGTCCTTCCGCCTACAGCCTTGAGGCTCAGCCTCGGCTCCCTTCTGGCCCTCGAACCGACCCACAGCCACGGCGTTGCCTGGGCGGGACGGATGCTGGCAGCATGTCTAAGATCGGCCCCCGATGAGCGCGCACGCCACTTTCACGGCGATCGAGGAGGAGGCCCGCGCCTTCTGCCGTCGGCGCTTCCGCGATCAAGCCGAGTACCTCGAAGCCAAGGACGCACACTGCAAGCGCATCCTCGCCCTCGTGAGCAGGGGCCGGCGTCAGGTCGGCATCCCTGAGATGCTGTCCTTCGGCACCGGCCGGCGCACGTTCGCCAGGCGGTCGTTCAGCGTCGAGCTGCGAATGCCGCGGGCTCGGAAAGCGGGCTGATCCCGCCACTCGAAAGCACTCGAAACCGGGCTTTAGAGTAGGCCTCCGGTTTTCCGATAACGGTCGTTCCCGGAACATTCATGACCACTCTGCCGGTGCCGGTCGCACCGGCGGAAGTCGTTGTCTTCCAAGATCATCTGGCCTCGGCCGCGCAGTACGCGCTCGCTGAAAAAAGCGATGCGACGCGGCGGGCCTACGCCTCGGACTGGAGCGATTTCGCCGGCTGGGCTGCGGGGCTCGACCAGGTCGTCGCGCCGGCCTCGGCCGCCACGGTCGCGGCCTACCTCGCCAGCCTCGCCGACCGCGGGCTGAAGGCCTCCACGATCGTCCGGCGGGCTGCCGCTATCGGCTACATGCACCGTATCGCCGGGCACGAGCCGCCGACCAACGCGGAGGCCGTGAAGGCGGTGCTCCGGGGCATCAAGCGTCGGCTCGGCGTCGCCGTCGAGCGCAAGGCACCGGCCACGGCCCGCGCGATCGGCGCCATGCTGAAGAAGGTGCCCGAGACGCTGACCGGCAAGCGGGATCGCGCGGTGCTCCTGCTCGGTTTCGCCGCAGCGCTCCGCCGGTCCGAAATCGTCGGCCTCACGGTCGCCGACCTGGAGCGCACGCCCGACGGGCTTTTCGTCCATATCCGCCGGTCGAAGACGGACCAGGAGGGCGAGGGCCACATCGTCGCGATTCCCCGTGGCGGAAAGCTGAAGCCGGTCGAGGCGGTCGAGGACTGGATCGCCGCCGCCGGCATCAAGGAAGGCCGCGTCTTCGACCTGACCGACCGGACCGTCGCCAACATCGTCAAGCGCTACGCCGAGGCCGCGAAGCTCGACCCGGCCCTGTTCTCCGGACACTCGCTGCGCGCCGGCTTCGTCACCTCCGCGCTCGAGGCGGGCGCCGACCTGCTGAAGGTCATGGATGTGACCCGGCATCGCGAAGTGAAGACCCTCAAGGCCTACGACCGCCGGGCGAAGGCCTTCAAGAACCACGCCGGCAAAGGCTTCCTATGACCGACCGCCCCGTCTCCCGTGACGAGGCGATCAGCCTCGGCCGCATCGAACCCGCGGCCACGGCCTACGGCGCGCACCTCCGCCGCAAGGGCATCCTCCGCCCGTTGCCGGAGCCGGTCGCCCTGCTCGACACCACGCCCCGCGACGAGGCCAGCGCCGTCCTGGCGGAGGTCGCCCGCGACGTTCTCACGAGGATCCGGCTGTGATGGTCTACGCTGTCCGTTTCGGCGCCGGCACGTCCCGACGCTTCCTCGCGCACTCCGACACTGCAGGCGATAACGCCAACGGCTGGCGCCCGCTGATCTGGACGAAGAGCGTCGAGCGTGCCGAGAAATTCGGCTGCGCCGCGGATGCTCATGCCTACGCGCTGAAGCACCTCGGGCACTCGCTCTGGGAGGTCGGCGTGGTCCCCTCCCGCGGCCTGCCGACCGACGACCTCGGCGGCTCGCCCAACACTCTCCGCGTGGCGGCCTGACACTACGCGAACCAACGGCTCAGGCGCGGCGTTTAGTGCCGACAGGAGGCGTCGATGGCTGCACCAAACCGATCGGTCTGCGCTTTGCTGTTCGGCCTCCTCATGTCAGGCAGCGCATCTGCACAGGGTATGGCGCTCATCGAGCGGCAGGAGCCTCAGACGCCTAACATCGCAGGCACGCAGGGTTCGGCGCTGATTGAGCGGCAGGTGCCTGAACCGCCCCGCGCTGTAGATGACACGCCGGTCAAACGGCCGTGGATGCTGACTGGCCAAGGAGCCGTCCGAGATACCGGCGGCCGCCTGCCTAATCAGGCGACGGGACCGAAGCGCGAGCGCGTGGTGCACGACATCTGCATCGGATGCGGCGCCCGGTAGAGACTGAGGCCGCCTTCAAGGTCGGCAAGGTTCTGGCGACCCACTCCCGTCTTACGCCCGGCGAGCAGCGGACGGGCTGATGGCCCTCTGAGAACAAGGCCCTATCAATGGCTTTCCAACCTGGGCAGTCGGGCAACCCTGGCGGTCGCCCGAAGGCTTCTGCGCGCGTCCGTGACGCCGCCCGCGAGCACACCGAAGCGGCCCTCGCGGTCCTTGTGCAGATCGCGACCGCAGGCGAGAGCGAGGCTGCACGCGTGGCGGCCGCGAACGCCATTCTCGACCGCGGCTATGGCAAGCCCAGCCAACCCATTGATGGCGATGGCGAGGGCGGCGCAATCCCGGTCGGCCTGACCGTGCACTTCATTCGGCCCGCGCCCTCCGATGACAGTTGAGTTCCCGGAGCGGCTCGACTTCCTCTTCGAGCCCGCCCGCTACAAGATCGCTTACGGGGGGCGTGGCGGCGCGAAGTCGTGGGGCTTCGGGCGGGCACTCCTCATCATGGGCGCGCAGCGGAAGATCCGCGTGCTCTGCGCCCGCGAGTTCCAGAATTCGATTGCGGAATCGGCGCACGCGCTGCTCAGCCAGCAGATCGACCTCCTCGGCCTCTCCGGTTTCTACGAGATCCAAGAGAAGCGCATCCTCGGCGCCAACGGGACCGAGTTCATCTTCAAGGGGCTCCGGCACAACGTCGCCTCAGTGAAATCGACCGAAGGCATCGACGTGTGCTGGGTCGAGGAGGCCCGCACCGTCTCGAAAACCTCCTGGGACGTGCTGATTCCCACCATCCGCAAGGAAGGGTCGGAGATCTGGATCAGCTTCAACCCGGAGTTGGAGGAAGACGAGACCTATAAGCGGTTTGTGAAGAACCCGCCGACCGGCGCCAAGGTCGTGAAGATCGGCTGGCAGGACAACCCCTGGTTCCCGGACGTCCTGAAGCAGGAGGCGCTCGACCTGAAGGCGCGCGATCCAGCGGCCTACCTCACGGTTTGGGACGGCCACTGCAAGGTGGTGCTCGACGGCGCGATCTACGCCAACGAGATCATGGCCGCGACGGAGGCCAGCCGCTTCACCCGCGTGCCCTACGACGGCACCAAGCCGGTGCACACGTTCTGGGATCTCGGCCGGGCCGACATGACCGCGATCTGGTTCGCGCAGGTCGTCGGCTTCGAGTTCCGGATCATCGACTATTACCAGAACCGCGGCCACGCGCTCGGGCACTACCTGAAGCACCTCCAGGGCCGGCCCTACGTCTACGGCGACCACTGGTTGCCGCACGACGCGACCAACGAGCTGCTGGGCTCCGAGCGGACGATCGCGCAGCAGATGGAGGCCGCAGGCTTCAAGGTTCACATCACGCCGAAGCTCGGCGTCGCCGAGGGCATCAACGCTGCCCGCACGCTGTTCTCGCGCTGCTGGTTCGATGCTGACGCCTGCTCCGACGGACTGCAGTGCCTCAGAAACTACCGGTACGACGTCGACCCGAACACGGGTCAGTTTTCGAAGAACCCGCTGCACGATTGGGCCAGCCACGGCGCCGATGCCTTCCGCTACCTCGCGGTTGCGCTCCAGGAGCCGACGGCCCCGCTCAAGATCGGCAGCGCGAGCGGCCGTCGCCGCGGCGGCTGGATGGGTGCCTGATACGATGGCCAGAAAGACCAAGCGCGCCGCGCTGGCGGACGCGACGGACCCGGATGTGACCGAGGCTTCGGCGAAGGCGTCGACCGAGACCAAGGGCGACGACTTCGCGAAGGTGCTCGACCTCGCTAAAAAGCGGTGGCGCCGCGCCGATGAGTTCGACCGCCAGAACCGCACGGACGCCTACGAGGACCTCGACTTTCTCGAGACCCCTGGCGCGCAGTGGCCCGCGCGGGAGAAGCAAGCGCGCGAGGACGAGGGCCGACCGTGCCTGGAATTCAACCGGTTGCCGACCACCATCGCCCAGATCACCGGTGACATTCGCCAGATGCGTCCGGCCATCAAGGTCGTGCCGGTGGATAGCCGCGGCGACCCTGAGACCGCGGACGTCATCGCCGGCATGGTGCGATACGTCGAGAACCGCTCGGACGCGCCCTCGGCCTACTTCGCGGCGGCGGATCAGCAGGTCGGTGCCGGCATCGGGCACTGGAAGGTCATCACAGAATACGGCTCCGACACGACGTTTGAGCAAGAGATCCGCATCGTCGGCGTGCCCGACGGTGTCGGTGTCCGCTGGGACCCGGATGCGGTGCTGCCGACGCGCGAGGACGCCAAGTTCTGCTTCGTTCCCGTCGATATGAGCCGGGACGTCTACGAGGAGACCTATCCGGATCACCCGGCCGCCGAGATCGGCGACAGCGAGTTGTCGGCCGCTGGCATGGCCGAGTGGGCGGGCACCGACATGGTGCGGATCGCCGAGTATTACACCAAGACGCCCGTCCAGAAGAAGCTCGCCCTGATGCCCGACGGCGAGATCCTGGACCTGACCGACGAAGCGGCCGAGGACCACGCCGAGAAGATGGCGCTGGTCGAGGCGGCCAAGGCGGAGGGCGCTCGGGTGCGGGTGGAGAAGCGCCCCGGCCACCGTGTCGAGCGCTACGTCATCAGCGCGAACGCCGTGCTTGACGGTCCGACCGAGATCCCCGGCCGCTTCATCCCGGTGGTGCCGGTCGTCGGCGTCGAGATGACGATCGGCAAGCGCCGCGCCCGTCGCGGCGTGATCCGGTTCGCGAAGGATGCGCAACGCGCCTACAACTATGCCCGCTCGACCCAGACGGAGGTGGTAGCGCTCCAGCCCAAGGCGCCGTTCCTCGGCACCGAGAAGATGTTCAAGGGCTACGAGTCGATCTGGGACACGGCCAACAGCACGAACCACCCCTTCCTGCCCTACAATGTCGATGAGAAGTCGCCGACAGCGCGGCCGGAGCGCTCGACCCCGCCCATCGCCTCCGCCGGCCTCGCCGAGCTGACCCGCGAGGCGGCCGAGGACATGAAGGCGGTCACTGGCGTCTATGACGCCTCGCTTGGCGCCCGCTCGAACGAGACCTCGGGCAAGGCGATCCAGGCTCGCCAGCGCGAGGGCGACGTCGGTTCGTTCGTCTACATCGTGAACTTCTCGCGCAGCATCCGGCACACGGGCGCGATCGTCTGCGGGATGATCCCACACGTCTACGACACCGCTCGGACGCTTCGGATCGTGGGCGAGGACGGCAAGGTTGACCTCGTCGAGATCAACCAGGTGGGCGGCCTCGCCGAGGACGGGCAGCCGCTCGACAAGATCCAGAACGACGTCACGGTCGGCGCCTACGATGTCGCGATGGAGATGGGCCCGAGCTACACGACCCGGCGCGAGGCTGCGCTCGACGGCATGATCCAGTTGGTGCAGGCCGCGCCGCAGCTTGCGCCCCTCGTTCTCGACCTGCTGGCCAAGGCGCAGGATTGGCCGATGGCGGACAAGATCGCCAAGCGCATCCGCACCATGCTGCCGCCTCAGATCCAGGCGCAGGAGGCCGAGGAGAGCGGCGAGGCGCCGCCGCCGCCGGTCCCACCTTCGCCGCAGGAACAGGCTGCCATGGCGCAGCAGGAGCGCCAGCAGCAGATCGAGGCCGGGCGCCAGCAGCTCGACATGGAAAAGCTCGCCGTGGAGCGCGAGAAGCTCCAGGCCGACGTGATGAAGATCCAGGCCGAGATCGAGAAGGCGCAGATCGAAGCCGAGGCACGCGTGATGGAGGCCAACCGCCCGCAGATGCCCGGCATGGAAGGCACCGCGCCCGCCGCCGACCCGCGCCTCGACGCGATCGTCGCCGCCGTCGCGCAGCTCTCCGAAGTGGTCTCGATGATCATGGAAGAGATGGCAGCCGCGCCGCTGCCGGCGCCGCCTGCCGAACCGGAGCCGCCGCCCATAGCGCTCCCCACCGACTTCATCGAGGCGCCTCCGGGCGCCTTTTCTTTTGACCCCGGCGCGCTTGGTCAGCCCGCGCCCGAGATGATGGGCCCGCCCGCATGACGATTTTGCGCCCCTAGACACCACGGCGAGATTGACGAGTGCGCGTACACGATTGATGTTCGCTCGGCAGCTTTGCCGGTCTCGACGTGCCATCATGCGCCAAACCTTGATCGACCAATGGCATCGGGAGACTACGGCGGCACAGGCGGCGCCGCCGATCCTGCAGCAATGCGTGACAGGTGCGATCCGGGGCGCCTTGCTCGGGCTCGTCCTGCTCGCTGTAATTTTCCTGATCGGCTGGCTCGGTTTGCTCTGAACCAGCAGCTTTGATCCACAATGCAGCTAATACCGGTACCTAAAGCAGACTTCAGCCTGCGAGCGATTTTTAATTGACCCCTCGAATTGCCAAGCCTAGGATGGAGTTATAAGAACGTTTTCAAAGCATTGGGGATTTTATGACGACTCGGCTGTTGCCTGTGGCTTCGCTGTCACAAGTTAATCAAATTGACAACGGGTTTTCACAGAACAACCCCTCTGCCGCTTATCTTCAAGGAGGTAATTGGATTGTTTCTTGGAACAATGCTGCCTTTTCAAATATTGAAGCTCAGTTATTCGGATTTGCATTTAACACTGCTGGACAAGAATTCGCCCTTACAGGTCCACGGGCCCAAAATGCTTCGCTTGCGGGCCTTACATCTGGAGGCTTGGCTGCAGTCTATCAATCTGGCGGTACCACGTCTGTTAATAGGTACAATATCGATAATCAAGCCGTGAGTTATGCCGCGACAGAAAATATAACTGCATCGCGGAGTACGGACGACCTATCTATTTCTGGGCTTCCTGGCAATGGTTACGTTGTCGCCTACGAAGGCTTGGGTGTAAGCGGTACAGATAGGGGTGGGATTTATGCTGCTATCTGGAACGGATTTACAATAAATACGATTACTGTTGCTTCAAATACATTCTTTGAGACTGGATTTTCGTTTCAGAGGCAGTGGACCGCAACCAATCGCACCGACCCATCCATGTCTGCTGCGGCAAACGGGACATTTGTGGTGGCGTATCAATCCCAGTCAGATGGGAATACAGTACGTCCACCCGATCAGCTTGGATATAGTATATTTACGTCGAACGGAGAAGGGCTGAACAGTGGTTTGCTGTCAAGCTCTTTTGGCGAGCGTGAGCAGTATGAGGTTGATACTGCAGCCTTATCTAATGACAGATTTGTTTTTACATGGACTGACACAGATCGAGGCCAGACCGATATTCATGCGGCCGTTGTAGATAGTCGCGGAACAGTTATTAGGGGTGACTTCTTAGTCAATGAGTATGTCACCGGGAATCAAACTAATTCGACTGTCGCTGCGTTGGATGACGGCGGGTTTTTCGTTAGCTGGTTCGATAACGCCCGGAATATGATCGTCGGGGAAACCTACGATGCCAATGGCAGCGCTGTCGGAAGCAATGTATTGATAGCGAATGCGGTTTCTGTTGACTCTATGGATCTGATCAACATCGGCGGCAGGCGCTTGGCTCTTGCTTATGATCGCATCGCGGCTGGGGACACGGATATAGCCGGGGCCATAATCGGTCCGCGCTCCACTACCAGTGTGAATGGCGACACCAATACGGACATTATTTGGCATAACACCGGGGGTCAGACCGCACTGTGGGCCATGAGCGGTAACGAGATCCTGTTTGGAAACAACTTCATCAGCTCCAACGGGACGACCGTTGCCCCGGGCTCTGACTGGAGCGTCGCTGGCACGGGCGACTTCAACAGCGACAGCACAACTGACGTCCTGTGGCGCAACGTCGATGGCAGCATCGATATCTGGACGATGGGCGGTGGCCCTCTCGCCAATCAGATAGTGGCAAGCAACCATGTCACCGTCGGCAACACGCCCGTGAGGCTCGGGCCTGAATGGCAGGTCGCCGATACGGCCGACTTCACTGGAGACGGTGCGAGTGAGATCCTCTGGCGGAACAGCAACACCGGCAGGCTCGACGTTTGGACCATGTTTGGCTCGCAGCTTGTCGGCAGCAACCCGATCACCGCTAGCAACACCGTCGTAGCGCCAGGGTCCGACTGGAGCATCGCCGCAGCCACCGATCTCACGGGTGATGGTCGGGCGGACATACTGTGGCGGAACGCCAGTGGTGCCCTCGATCTGTGGACCATGAACGGCGCCCAGCTTGTCGTAAGCGCGAACGTCACAGCCGGGGGTTCGATCGTCGCGCCAGGACCTGACTGGAGCATCGCAGCGGTCAATGACTTCACGGGCAACGGACATGCCGATCTGCTGTGGCGCAACACGAACGGCCAGGTAGATCTCTGGACGATGAACGGTGCGCAGCTCGTCAGAAGCGATCACGTGACCGCCGGGGGCTTAAGTGTTGCCCCGGGATCGGATTGGCATGTCGCTGGATCGGGCGACTTCAACGGGGACGGCTACGCAGACGTTTTGTGGCAGAATGATAATGGATCGGTTGATATCTGGAATATGAATGGTGCGCAGCTCACCGCGAGCAATCACGTGACACAACAAGGTTTTGGCGCTGTCTCACTCGATGCGTCGTGGATGGTGGTTGGGTAACGGGGCATCGCAAAAGCATAAGCGTTGGTGCGCTAGAGCTGTTGCCGACCGCGGTGAGTCGGTTGGGGTTCCCTGACGAGACGAGATCTGATTCCCTTTGGTCCTCTCGACAGGAGGATCGATGGGGTCACCGTTGTCATCGGATCTGCGCGCGCGCGTCGTGAAGGCCGTGTCCGCGGGCGCCTCGCGCCGTCAGGCCGCCGAGCGGTTCGGGGTCAGTCCCGCCAGCGCTATCCGCTGGCAGGAGAGCTTCGAGCGGGAAGGCCGGGTGGCGGCCAAGCCGCAGGGTGGCGACCGACGCTCGCAGCACCTCGAAGCGCGAGCCGAGTTGATCCTCAAACTGCGCTTGGGTCGACCAATGCTCACCCTATCGGAGGTGCGCGCCCTGCTGGCCGAACGCGGTATCGCCACCAGCGAGAGCAGCCTGTCGCGCTTCTTCCGGCGCCACGCCGTCACGCACAAAAAAACACCCTCCACGCTGCCGAGCAGCAGCGGCCGAACGTGAAGGCCGAGCGCGAGGACTGGTTCGAGGCTCAGGATGAACTCGATCCCGACAGCCTCGTCTTCCTCGACGAAACGGCCACCACGACCAACATGGTCCGCCGCTACGGCTGGGCCGTGCGCGGTGAGCGCTGCCGCGTCGCGGTTCCGCACGGCCACTGGAAGACCACCACCGTCACGGCCGCCCTGCGCACGAGCGGGGTGGCGGCCACGGCCCTGTTCGACGGAGCCACCAACGGCCAGCGCTTCCGGGCCTACGTCACCGACACCCTGGTGCCCGTGCTGAAGCGGGGTGACACGGTGATCATGGACAACCTCGGCGCTCACAAGGTGGCCGGCGTGCGCGAAGCCATCCAGGCGGTGGGCGCCAAGCTGCTCTATCTTCCGCCCTACTCGCCGGACCTCAACCCGATCGAACAGATCTTCGCCAAGCTCAAAGCCGACCTGCGCAAAGCCGCCGCGCGGACGCTTCCAGATCTGAAAGCGGCAATCCGATCCGCCCTCGACAGCCTAACACCAAAGGCCTGCCGCAACTGCCTCACAGCGGCAGGATACGATCCAACCTGATCGGCAATAGCTCTAGCTGGGACGGGCTAAACAAGGGTCCTCCCCCTTGACCCGACGGGCAAAACAGCCCCAAGGATTATCCGTCGCGAGACGTGCGGGCACAGCCCCGTCAGCGGCAATCCCACCATTCTGATCGGCGCGCCCCACCGTGGGGCGAATTGCGCCCACCCCGATCCCGCAGGCCGGCGGACCCGCTGCCAGGCCGTGAGGATGCACCGAACCCGCCCGCTCACCGCGCGGCGGGTTTTTTCATGGACCACGACACATGGACGAGGATCTGATCGTGCTGGGCGCGCAGGCGGAGACGCCAGCGGCAGGTAGCGAAGCCTCGGACGCGACGACCGACCCGACCGAAGGCCAGTCGGCCGAGATCGAGACGGGCGCCGCAACGCCAGGGGAAGAAGGGGGCGAATCCACCGCCGAGAAGCCCAAGCAGGAGCCCGCCAAGGGCGAAGGCGAGGGCGAAGGGGGCGAGGATAAGCCCAAGAAGCGTTCCGGCATCCAGCGGATGCAGGACCAGATCGCCCGTCTCAAGGACGAACTCGCATCGGTTCGCAGCGCGGCTCCGGCTGCCGGCGTCGATCGGGCTGCAGCCATCGGGAAGGAGATCGGACCGGCACCGAAGGAAGAGGACTTCAAGGACTGGGCGGAATTCGACCGCGCGCAGCGTCGCTACGATGTGAAGCTCGCCGTCGCCGAGCAGCGCATCGCCGACCGTGAGGCTGCGGCCTCCAGCCGGCAGGCTGCCGAGCAGGACGCCCAGCGTGAGGCCGCGATCGAGGCCTTTCAGGAGCGTCTCGACGAGACCCGGGGCAAGATCCCGGACTTCGACAAGGCGCTCGCGGAGGCCAAGGACCGCGAGGTGAAGCCCCACGTCACCGAACTGGTGATCGAGAGCGAGAAGGGCGGCCTGCTCGCCTACTACCTCGCCAAGAACCCCAATGTGCTCACCGAGCTCAACGGGATGAGCGAGCGCGCGGCGGCCAAGGCCGTCGGCCGGCTCGAACAGCGCCTGACCCTGGCGAAACCCAAGACCGCAACCGCCGCTCCGCCGCCCGCCAAGCAGGTGTCCGGAGCCTCCAAGCCGTCGTCCCCCCGACAGCGATCTCGATGCGTGGCTGGCCAAGACATACGGCTGACCACCAGAAATCGAAGGATAACTCTCCGTGCCCAACGATCTGAACACCGCAAATATCATCGCCAAGGCGGCGGTGAAGATCCTCGACAACGAGCTCGGAATGGGCTCCCGCGTCTTCCGCGGCTACGAGGACGAGTTCTCGAAGAACGTCAACGGCTACAAGGTCGGTGACACGGTCTCGATCCGGAAGCCGGCGCAGTTCCGCGTCCGCACCGGCCTCGTCGCGTCCAACCAGGACGTGATCGAGGGCAAGACCGCGATCACCGTCAACAAGGTGGCCGGCGTCGACTTCCCAATTTTCCTCGACCGATCTCGCCCTCAAGATCGGCGATCTTGCCGAGCGGGTGATCAAGCCGGCCATGGTGCCGATCGCCAACCAGATCGACCAGGACATCCACTCCTGCGCTCTGCAGAACTTCTGGAACTGGGTCGGCACCCCGGGCAACACCATCTCGAACTACGGCAAGTTCCTCGCGGGCGTGCAGCGTCTCAACGAGATGGCCGTTCCGTCCGACGAGCGCTCCGCCGCCCTGTCGCCGGCCGATCATGTGGCCCTGCTCGGCAACCAGGCGCAGCTCTACATCGACGGCGCCAACACCGACGCCTACCGCAAGGCGAAGCTCGGCGGACTCGCCGGCGTCGAGCCGTTCATGACCCAGAACGCCCCGACGCTGACCACGGGCACCCGCACCAACGGCACCGTGAACGGCGCCGGTCAGGCGGTGACCTACTCCGGCGCGCAAGCGAACTCCTGGGGCCAGACCCTCAACATGGCGGGCCTCGGTGCGGCCGCCACGGTCCGCGCGGGCGAGGTGTTCAGCATCGCGGGTGTCTTCGCCGTCAACCCGGTGACGAAGCAGGTCCTGCCCTACCTCCAGCAGTTCGTCGCCACCGCCGCGGCCACCGCAGACGGCACCGGCAACGCGGCCGTGCAGATCGCCCCGGCGATCATCACCACGGGCGCCTACCAGACCGTCTCGGCTGCTCCGGCTGCCGGCGCGGTGGTCACGTGGAACGGCGCGGCCTCGTCCACCTTCCAGCAGAACCTCATGTTCCACCGGAACGCGCTGGCGCTGGTGTGCGTGCCCTTCGAGAAGCCGGCCGGTGTGCCGACCGACCAGATCGGCACGCAGGACTACAAGGGCATCCACGTCATGCTCGTGCCCTACTTCGACGGCCCGAACCGCGTGTCCTCGTGGCGCCTGGACGTGTTGTACGGCGTGGCCGCCATCGACCCGCGCCTCGGCACCCGCGTCAGCGGCTAAGCCGTCCGACCACCGCTAAGACGAAAGGGCCCCCTTGTGGGGCCCTTCGTCGTTCTGGGGCCATGCGCGCCCCGTCACCTCCGACGAGGCGTTCATGGACACCATCGAGACCATCGCAACCTGGGGCTACAAGCCCGACGGGTCCGCCCAGATCTTCGACCTCGCGCCCGGCGCCGACCTGCCCGAGGGCTGGCATGCCTCTCCGTCCGTCATCTCCGATCAGTCGCTGGCGACCGCCGATGCGCTGACAATGCGCGCCACCGGCCTCACCTTCGCGCATCCCGTCGAGGTGCCGGCGTCGGAGCCGTCCGCCGTCGACGAATTGCTGACCGCCCTGACCGAGATCGATCGCCTGAAGGGCGTGATCGAGGCCGGCATGGCGGAGAACGCCGCCCTCGTCGCCGATATCGATGCTGCCGAGAAAACGCTGGAAGGCGCCTCCGCAGCCATGTCCGACCTGCGCGAATCCCTTGCCAAGGCCCACGAGGACGGCCGCGTGAACGCCGCCGAGCGCGATGCCGCCAAGGCCGCGGTCGAGGCGCTGACCGCCGACCTCGCCAAGGCGCACGCCGACCTCGCCGAGGCCAACAAGCCGAAGCCGACCGCCACCACCCCCGCGAAGGGCCGCTGACATGCGGACCCGCGAGGATCTGATCGCGCGGGTTCTCAAGAACCTCGGCGTGCTCGCCGCCGGCCAAGCGCCCAGCGATGAAGACCGCGCCGAGGTCGACGACCTGATCGAGCCTGTCTGCGAGAAGCTGTTCCACGATGGGGTCGCCAAGCTCAACGGCGACGAGATCGACGATGCGGCCTATCTGCCGCTTGCGGACATCGTCGCCGAGCGCGCGATGGTGCCGTTCGGCATCGGCGGGACGCGTGCCGGCGAGATCCGCGCCGCCGCCGAGCAAGCCCGCACCGATCTCAAGCTCGCATATCGGGTCTACGACGCTCGGCCTCCGATGCGCCTGGAACAGTTCTGGGGCCGTCGCGGTGGCTCGGCGCCGATCAACAGCCGCGGCCGGCCCATCACGCCGCCCGAGGATATCGACCTCGACGTCACGGTCGATGGCGGGCGTCGGGGCTGATCTATGGCGCGCACGCTCCAGGAAGAGACCCGTCCTCGGCTCGCACGGTCGTTCCGCGCCGGCTATCGCCCGCCGCTGTCCGGTCCGGACGCCCTGCTCGAGGGCGAGGCGCTGATTGTCGTCCCCGACAACGTGATGTGCTTCGGCCTGCTGGGCGGTGGCGCCTTCGCCGAGTTCGATCTCAGCGGCGGTGGAAGTGGCCCTGCCCCGGTGCTCTCCGCCCCTGCGACGGTCGCCATCAGCGGCCACACCGTGGTGCGGGCGATCGAGGGCGGCCTCGCGATCGCCTCCTCGTCCGACATGGGCCAGTTCGGCGCCGCGGTCGGGGTCTCGACCGGGTTCGCTGAGTCCGGCGCCCCCTGCGCCTACGTCGCGAATGGCCCCCTCGTCGAACCCTCGTGGTCCTGGGCGCCCGGCCCCGTTTTCCTCGGCGCCGACGGTGCCCTGACCCAGCAGGAGCCGGCTTCCGGCTTCCTCCAGCAGATCGGCGTCTCCGACCTGCCGACCCGCCTCCTCGTCGATATCCAGCCGCCGTTCGCTCTCGGAGCCTGACCGATGCCCGCCCCCTACTTCCTTCAGCGGCTCGGTGCCGGCTTTAAGCAGGTCGTCGCCACCACGATCGGCGGCGCCGGTAACGCCGACAAGATCGTCGCCACCGGTGCGGGCGGCCTGCTCGACATCTCGCTGTTCCCGGCCGGCATCGGCGCCGACATTTTCGTCGTTCCCGCGACCGAGGCCCTCGCGGCCGGCGCGCAGGTGAACCTCTGGGCGAGCGGCGGCGTGCTCTCGGCCCGCAACGCGGATGCGGTGGCGGCCAGCGGCGGCAAGCGGTCGGATGGTTTCGTGCTGGGCGCCGTCGCCTCGGGTGCGAGCGCCACCGTCTACCGCTCCGGCGGCCCGAACACCTCACTCTCGGGCCTCACGCCCGGCGCCGACTATTACCTCGGCACCGGCGGGCAGGTGACGGCCACGCAGAACGTCACGGCCGCCCAGACGGACCAGTACATCGGCAAGGCCACGTCCGCGACCGTTCTGGATCAGGTCGCCCCGCAGCCGTTCGTCGTGAACGCCTGATCCTGATCGTCCCTCGCCGGGAGCGGATGCGGCATGGCTATCGTCAAAGCGCTCCGGCGGCTCGCGGGTGGCAGCTTCGGGCTTGTCGGGGCCACGGACCAGATTGCGTGCGATGCCGGCGCGATGACCGTCACGCCGACCGGCGGCGTGCAGCAGAGCGTTCCGGCTGCGATCGCAGCCCGCGTCTTGGGCGACGCTGCTGGGCGGGTCCGCCCGTCAAAGCTCAACATCGGCTCGATGGCGGCCAACCTCTGCCCCAACGGGGACATGGAGGATGTTGCGGGCGGCCTGCCGGTCGGGTGGAGCCTGCTCAACGCGGTTGGCGCTGGCAGTTCGATTTCTGCCTTCACTGACGCTTCATATGCCGGAACAACGTCGCTTCTGCTCAGCAAGGCGACGGCGACCACGAGTAGCGCAGTCGCAGCTCTCGGGCCGCGCATGGACGTCACGCCTTTGGCTCTGCACGGGCTCGGGTTCTACGTGGCCCCGATGGCCGGCACGACCACCTCCGGCTTCACCGTCCAGGCCTTCTGGTACGACAGGACCGACACATACGTTACAGCGTCCAACCTGCTCGACAACGGGCCGATTGCGGGCGCTTGGAATGAGATCAGCCTGCCTGCAACACCTCCGGCAGGCTGCACCTACGGCCGATTGGCATTCATCCTCGCAGAGGCATCAACGGCTCAATACGTCGGCATCGACGCCGTTCTGTTCCGGCCAGCGCTCGGAGCCCTCGGGATCCGAGACGCAGCGATCACGCCCACGAAGCTCTACGCGCCGACCCGCGGGCAGTTCTTTCGCGCGCTGGAGAACTCTGCCGCAGGCCGTGTCGCGACGGTCACCGATGCCGTGCCGTCCGACCGAGGCGACGCGATCAACATCGCATTCGCCCACGCCCAGTTCGTGACGCAGTCCGGCGTCCTCGCGCAGTTCGTGAAGACGACGCTCGGCCTGACGGACGCCCAACTCGCCGCGATCATCGCCGCCGCGCGATCGGTGACGGAGTAGCCCCTTGCCCGCCATCGCATGGCCTCTGTCCAGCCGCCCCGGCCTCTCGGATGCGGAGGGCGCCGGTCGCCTGATCAACGGGTTTGCCGAGAAGCTCGGCGACGGTGCCCGTGCACCGGTCTCGGTGCGGCGCGCGCCTGGGCTGTCTCGGTTCGTCGATGTTGGGGTGTCGGGCCCGCGCGGGTCGCGGCAGGTCGGCCCCGTAGTGCTCGCGGCCTACCAGAACACCCTGGTTCGGATCTCCGAGGATCGCACGGTCGCCGCGTTGGGCCCACTGCCGGGCTCGGAGCGGATCACCATTGCGCGCAACAACCGCCAGCCGAACCCGGATGCGGTTGGGGTGACGGAACTTGGGGCCTACCGGTTGCCGCAGGATGCCGCCCCGCAGCCGCTCCAGACACCCTCTGGCCTGCCGGCGCCGAACTCGGTCTGCGAACTGTTCGGCATCCTGTTCTTCACGGCCGGCAACGGCGACTGCTACGCGACCGAGCCGAACCAACTGACCTTCAACACGCTGAGCAAGACGACGGAGCAGTCCCGTCCCGGAGGCCTCCTGCGTGGCATCGCCTTCCGCGACGAGCTGTTCCTGTTCGGTCCGTCGGGAATCGGCGTCTATGGCGGGCAATCGCAGGCCAACGGCTTCCCGCTCGCTCGGGTCACCGGCATTCCGCGCGGGCTGATCGGCCCTTGGGCGGTCGCCGGCCAGGAGGAAGGCTGGTCGAACGAGCTGATCTGGGTCGGCGACGATTCGGTGGTCTATCAACTCAGCGGCTACAGCCCGACGCGGATCTCGAACCACGACGTCGAGCGCGATCTCGCCGCGGCGGCGAAGGTCGATCCGAAGGCGATCGAGGCCTCGGTGCATCTCGTCGCCGGGCATGCCTTCTGGGCGGTCTCGATGCCGGGGCGCACCTGGGTCTACGACCTGACCACGCAGCAATGGCACGAGCGGGCCAGCCATCAGTCCAGCCGCTGGCGGGCCTCGCAGAGCGTGAAGGCCTTCGGGCGCTGGCTCTACGGCGACACGGCCGGTACCGGCCTGCTCGAGGTGACCGAGAGCGCGTTCGGCGAGGATGGCGACCCGCTGCGCTTCCGCGTCGAGAGCCTGCCGGCGCAGGGCTTCCCGGCACGCCTCGCGATCCCGCGGGCGGATTTCGACTTCGCCCTCGGCGTCGGTGGCCTCTCCGCCGATCCGACGATCTCGGATCCCCGCGCCCTGATTTCGTGGTCGGACGACGGCGGACGGACCTGGAGCAACCCGCTGTCGCGCGCCCTTGGACGCCAGGGCGAGAGCCGCACCCGCATCAACCTCCTACGCACCGGAATGACGGGGCCGCAGGGCCGGATCTGGCGCGTCGACGTCTCCGATCCAGTTTACTGCGCCCTGCTCGGTGGCGCGATGGCAGTCGAGGCCCGGACCGAATGAGCACCAAGCCCACCATCCCGAACGCCGCCTCGCTGGCCCTGTCGCGGGAGTGGTTCGCCTTCTTCTCGGCCCTGCTCGCCTACACGGCAGCGCTTGAGGCCCGCATCGCCGCCCTGGAGGCCTGACCGTGGCAAGCATCTTCTCCGGCAAGGCCGGGCGTCAGGCGGCAATCTGGGGCGCGCAGCAGCTCCAGCAGGGCGAGACCGAGGCAAAGGACGCGCTCGACCAGGGCCTCGGCTTCGCCAAAGAGCAGTACGGCAAGGCGTCGGGCCTCTTCGGCAATCTCGCCGACGAATACCGCGGCGGCTCCAAGCTCTATCAGGACGCGCTCGGTGTGAACGGAGCCGACGCCTCGAACGCGGCGCGCTCCGCCTACACGACCGGCACCGGCTACACCTTCAACATGGACCAGGGGCTCCAGGCGCTCGCCCGCGCCCGGGCCGTCAACGGCACGCTCGCCTCTGGCAACGCCGATACCGACGCGATGAAGTTCGCCTCCGGGCTCGCCAGCCAGGATTTCAACAACTGGCTCTCGAACCTCTCGAACCTCGACACGAAGCGCTACGGCGCCGTCTCGGGGCAGGCCGGTGCAGAAACCGGCCTCGGCAACATCGGCTACCAGACCGGCGCGGCGAAGGCCGCGATCTCGACCGACACGGCCAAGGGCCTTTCCACCGTCGGGCAACAGGGCCTGATGGCCGGGCAGCAGGCGGCCGAGAACCGCTTCGGTGCGCTGATGGGTGGCGCGAACCTGCTCGCGAAGGGCGTCGGTGCACTGGCGGGCAACCCTGCCGCACTGAGCAACGTCGGCAGCAACCTCTCCTCTGCCTTCTCGATCTTCGGGTGACGCGATGAACGGTGCGACCGTCTTCCAGATGGTGTCGGGACTCGGTGATGCCTTCGGCAGCGGCTATTCCGACGCCCGCAAGCAGGCGCAGGAGGACGAGGCGCCGACGCTGATCTCGAACCTGATGAACGCCTACAAGGGTGGCGGGGCCGCGCCTGTGCCGGCGAGCGGTCTCGGTGCGCCGATGGCTGCTCCCGCGGCTTCCGGGCCCGTGGCGGCGGCCCCGACCTTCGCGGCCACCGGCGGCTCGATGGGCGATTATCTCGCCTCGACGCGGGCGAAGGAGAGCGGCGGCAACGATGCGGCGGCCAACCCGAATAGCACCGCGCTCGGTCGCTATCAGTTTACGAAGGGCACCTGGGCCGGGCTCGCGAAGCAGTACCCGGACCTGGGACTGACCCCGAACGGACGCACCGACCCGGCTCAGCAGGAGCGGGCGATGCAGGCCTTCACGCGGGACAACGCGCAGGCCCTCACGGCAGCCGGTATCCCGATCAATCCGACGAACCTCTACGGTGCGCACTTCCTGGGTGCGGGTGGCGCGACGAAGTTCATCCCCGGTGCGCTGAACAGCCCCGATGCGCCGGCCGCGTCGTTGGTTGGTCCCGGTGTAGCCTCGGCCAACCGCACGGTGTTCTTCAACCGCGACGGCTCCCCGAAGACCGCAGGCGAGGTGTACGCGTGGATGGGCGGTCGGCGTGGCGGCGGCTCGGCCTCGACCCAGACGCAAGTTGCTGCGGCTCCGCAGATCGCGCCGCCGCAGCGCTCGTCCGTTGCGGTCGCCGACAACGAGGCTGACGTGCAGGCGATGGAACGCGAGATGGGGATGCTCCCTTCGGCGTCGCGCCACGTCGCCTCAGCCGAGCCAGATGCGGCGAACCTTCCGGCTGCCGGCGCGCAGCCGGTCGGTTTCGTCGTTCCGCAGGGCGGCGTCCCGGCCGCAGCACCGTCGCAGGCTTTCGGCGGCTTCCCCGGCGGCACCACCACCCGCATGACGCCGGAGCTTCAGACCGCGCTCAACGCCGCGTGGCGCAACCCGAACACCCGCGCCATGGCCGGGGAGATCTTCGGGCAACTCCTCAAGGGCGGGGACAAGAGCTGGGACATCAAGGAGATCAATGGGCAGTCCGCCTGGGTGAACACTCGAGACGGGCGAATCCTCCCCATCGGGCAGGCCAAGCGGAACACCGCGACCGTCGGCAACAACCTCGTCGACACGGCGACCGGTGAGGTGCTGTACTCGGCGGCCGAGAAACCGACCACGGTCTCGCCCGGTAGCGCCTTGGTGGGACCTGGTGGCCAAGTGATCTATCAGGCGCCCGACCGCGAGAGCGCGAAGCCGGTTACGGTCGCGGCTGGTGCCTCCCTCGTGAGCCCTGACGGAAAGCCGCTGTTCACGGCGCCGGATCGCGACAAGACGGTCGAGAACGAGCGCAAGGGTCGCGAGGAAGCACAGAGCATCCGGCGCGAGATCCAGGGGCTCGCCTCGTTCAAGAACTACGAGCAGGCGCTCCCGATCTACGGAGCGATGGTGGAAGCTGCGCCGCGCAACACGAAGGCGGCCGACCTGAACCTCGTCTACGGCCTCGGCAAGATCATGGACCCTGGGTCCGTGGTCCGTGAGGGCGAGATGGTCATGGTGAAGAACACCGGCTCCCTGCCCGACTGGCTCGTCGGGTCGATCAACAGCCTGAATGGCGGACAGGCCCTCACGCCCGAGACCCGCAACGCCATCATGACCGAGGCGTTCGGCCGGATGCAGGCCTACGAGGGCGCCCTCGGACAGGAGACGGCCCGGTACCGGGACATCGTCAGCCGAGCGGGCATCAACCCCGAGGACGTGCTGCCGCGGTTCTCCACGGTGAAGCCCTACGAGATGCCGAAGAAGAGCGGCAGCGCTCCGGCGCCAAAGGCTGATCCGGCCGCGAAGGCAGCGCCCACCGGCCCGGTTAGCATCCCCATGGCGGCCGTGAGGTTCCTTCGATCCAATCCCGCCAACCGTGACCAGTTCGATGCGAAGTATGGTCCCGGCGCCTCGGCGCGTATCCTCGGCCCGGCCCGTGAGAACGGACCGGACAGCATTCTTGCGGGACCCTGATCCTGATGGCGAACGTCTTCGACCAGTTCGATGAAGCGCCGGCCGCGCCGAAAGCCTCCGGCGCGGCGCCGTCCGGCGGCAATGTCTTCGACCAGTTCGATGAGGCCGCGCCCAAGGGCAGGAAGCCCGCGGCGGACGCCCCGTCGGTGGTCGGCGATGTCGTTCAGTCGGCCGGCGCCGGTATCATCCGTGGCGCCGCCGGACTGCCGGACCTGCCGCAGACGGTCCTCGGGCTGACCGAGGCCGGCATCGGCTACCTGACCGACAAGGTGGCCAAGGGTGCCCGCGCTCTGGCCGGCAAGGCACCACTGCCGGAAGCGGAAGCTGCGGAGGCCCGCGCGGCGGTGAAGGGCGGACTTCCATCGCCGTCCGAACTGCCGATGCCGGGCCAGTCCGCGATCAGCGCGCTCGAGGCGGCGACCGGCAAGCTCTACGAGCCCCAGACCACGCCGGGCAAGTTCGCGCGCACGGTCGCCGAGTTCGTGCCGGGCGCGGGTAAGAGCGTCGCCACGGCGGCGCGCAACGCTCTTCTGCCGGCCGTCGCTTCCGAGACGGCGGGGCAGATCACGGAGGGCACCGCGGCCGAGCCTGTCGCCCGCCTCGTCGGCGGTGTGGCCGGCGGCGCCGCGCAGGCCTTCACGCGCCGCCCCGGCACGGCCGAGCGCCTGTTCGATGCCGCGGCCGGCAAGATCTCGACGGACGAGGTCACGGCGGTTCGCTCGCTCATGGATGACGCGGCGGGCCGGGGTGTCGCCCTGACCTGGGCGGAGGCGCTGCAGCAGGTCGTCGGCCCGCGTCGTCTCGGCGATCTCCAGCGCGTCGTTGAAGGACAGGGTGGGCTTTCCGAGTTCTTCGCCGCCCGCCCCGGCCAGATCGATGCTGCCGGACAGGCGGGTCTCGATGCCATTGCGCCGGCCTCGCCCTCCTCTTCCCGCACCGGCGAGGCGGTCCAGGCCGCGGCCCGCAACGCTGTGGCCGCCACACCCGAGGGGCAGGCGGTGATCCGCGCGACGCAGGGCGCCGGCCCGCGGGTCTCTCCCGATCAGGCCGGGCAGGTGATCCAGCGCGAGATGCGCGGTGTCGCCGATGCCCGCGAGACGGCGCGCTCCGAACAGGCGGCCCGCGACTATGCCGCCGCCCGCGCTGCCGAGGAGCGCATCGGCATCGACCGCACGGTGACCGTGGAGCGGCCCGGCGAGCCGATGCTCCAGACGCTCGACAACGGCGCTGGCGGCCCTCTGCGCTACGACCCGCCGCCGCGCGGGCCGGACACCATCGGCTCGATGGCGCCGACGCGACCGGAGGCGCCCGCCCTACAGCCGGGCACGAAGTCGCTCGCCCGCTTCATCGCCGAGAATGGCGGCATCGGTCTTGAGCGCGGGGACGTGAAGGCGGCCGGGCTCGACCGCTTCCGGCAGCCCGGCGTCGCCAACCTCGTGCAGGAGAACGGCAAGGGGATCGATAATTTCTGGCGCACCCGCCTGATCGAAGAGGGCTACCTGCCGCCCGACGTCGGCGGTGGGATGGAGCGCAATATCCATGACGAGCTGATCGGCCTCCTAGAGCAGGAAGCCCGCGGACGCCGCACCTATCCGTGGGACTGGCAGGGTCACGATGACCGGTCCGGGTTCGGCGCGATGCGCGACGAGTTCCAGGCCTCCGCCAGCCAGGCGACAACCGACATTCGCCGCGCGCTGACCGAGGCAGGCGTCGATCCCAAAACGGTGGACAAGGGCACGCTCGACCGGGCGGCCGCGGCCCTGATGCGCGGTGACGAGTCCGACCCGCTCAGCGCTTATGAGCGCGTCGTGATGGCCTCGAAAGAGCCCGCGAGCGGCCCCTCCTCCCGCATGGTGCCGACGACGGTCACGGAGGAGATCTCCGCGCCGCGCTTCGGGCAGGTGAACCCGCAGGCCGCTCTAGACGCGATCGACCGGCAGGCGCGCACGGCCAAGGGTGACGTCCGGACCGAGCTGGAGCAGGTGCGTCGCGACTTCATGGAATATGGCACCGACCCGGTGTCGGGCGTCCGTGAGACCGATCTGTCGATCGAGGGACTGCTGCATGCCCGCGAACGGCTTGACCAGCGCATCGCCCGCGCGCAGGCCGACGGCGACGGCACGAAGGTGCGCGACCTTCAGGCCGTGCGCCGGTCGCTCGACGAGCAGCTGAAGGCCGCGCCCGAAGTGGCCACTGCGGACGCGAACTTCGCTGCCAACAGCCGGCCCCTCGAACCGTTCGCCGGTAACGCTCCGCTTGCCCGAGTGACGCAACGCGATCCGCTGACCCGCCGGATGGAGACGCCGTCGGAGCAGGTGCCGACCCATCTCGAAGGGGCGACCGCCGCCCGCGAGTTCCTGGCCAACGCCACGCCCGCGGCTCGCAACGCCTTCGAGGCGCGCGAGGTGACGCGCATCCTCGATGGCGTGAGCGGCAGCGGCCCGCTGACCGCCGACGGCATCCGTGCCGCGATGCGCCAGAACGAGGACCTGCTCGCCCAGATCCCGGAGGCTCGTTCCCGTCTTCAGCGCCTCGCCCTCGCCCATCAGGGTCGCGAGGCGGTGGAACGCTCGCCGCTGGGCCGGATCGCCGAGCGACCGGACGTGAAGGCCGCGATCGACACGCTGTTCCCGATCAAGCCTGTCGAGGGCTCCGCGGCCGATGTCGGGGCCGCCGTCGGCACGATCTCGCGGAGCAACTCGCTGGCCGCGCGCGAGCTCGTCCGGACCTATCTCGGAACCGAGTTCGCGGCGAAAACCAAGGATCTCCAGAGCGGCCCTAATCAAGCCGGCGGGGCCAAGTTCCAGGCCTTCATCCGCGGCAACGATCTGGCCGGTGAGAACGTCTTCGCCGCGATCCGCGCCCTGCCCGATGGCGAGCGGCTGGCGGCCGGGTTCTCCCGCCTGCTGGACATCTTCGAGGCCACTGGTACCCGCCAGGGTGTCGGCTCGCGCACCTCGTTCAATACCGAGGCGCTGGCGGAGATGAAGAAGGGGAGCGTTGGCGCCGAGGCCGGCAAGGCGGCGGCCACCGGCGGCTTCAACCTGCCGAAGCGGATCGCGCAGGCGTTCGAGGACTGGCAGGCGGGCCGGAACGTCGACCGCTTAGCCGCGCTGCTGACCACGCCAGAGGGAGGACGGCGTCTTGCGGATCTCGCGAACGCCAAGCCGGGCGCCGACACCATCGCGCTCCTGAACCGCCTCGTGGTGCTCGGCGCGCGTGGCGCTGGCGGTGGCGAGCGAGAGGGCGGCGGACCCCTTCAGCTTAAGGTGCGCGCGGTCCCATAGCCGTGTGGCCAGGGCGGTAAAGAACGCCGCCATGATCACCGAGACGCCGAAGCTCACCATGACCTGCGCCGGGTTGATCGGCGCGGGGTTACCCTCGGGCGGCACCGACATGCCGTAGGTTAGCGCCGCGATGAACGCGATCTGCGCGAGGCACCAGATGGTCCGAGACGAGGGCATAGCGCCACGGTAGCATGCCCTTGCCGCGGTGCCAGCCATCGCCCCTTGACCCGTCGGGCAAAACCCGCGATTTGATCATTGTGCCGCGCCTTACGCGCTGGCCCTGACCAAGCCCCGCCCCCGTGCGGGGCTTCGTCGTTTCAGGCTCCCCCACATGCATCGATCGTTCGCCGCCGGGCTCGCTCTCGCGCTCGGCCTGATCTCGGCTGCCTCGGCCGCCGAGTCGTGGCCGAAGTCGCGTCAGCAGATCCTCGACGCATCGGGCCGGCCCCTGCTCGTGCCGAGCGTCGCGTTCTTCGCGGCCGGGACCACGACGCCGCTCGCGGTCTACTCCGACCCCGCTCTGACCAAGCCGCTCGCCCAGCCGGTCAAGGCGGACGGAACCGGCCGATTCCCGCGGATCTACCTGCCGTCCGCGCTCTACGCCGAACAGGTGACCGGCCCCTACGGCAACCTGCTCTGGTTCGATGACGGTCTCGGCTACGTGCCGCCGACTGCCGGCGGTGGGGGCGGTGGTGGCACGGTCGATCCGACCGCCATCGCCGCGACCGGTGATGTGAAGTGGCGCATGGACGCCGGGATCATGCCGGGCTGGGTGCGGATGAACGGCCGGACGCTCGGCGGTGCCGGGTCGGGCGCGACGGAGCTCGCTTCCGCCTCCGCCGCTGCGGCCTTCGCCTACCTATGGAACACGTTCCCCGACACGGTGGCATCCGTGGTCGGCGGGCGCGGCACCTCGGCCTCGAGCGACTTCTCCGCCGGCAAGCAGATCGTCATCCCGACGATGCAGGGGCTGTTGCAGGGTGGCCTCGACGACATGGGTTCGAGCCCGGCCGGTCGGGTCCAGACCATCACGGATATGACGCTCTCCGCCGGCTCGACCACGGCGACCGTCTTCAGCTCCGCCCGCCTCATCGTGGGCATGGTGGTGACCGCAACCGGAATTTCGGCCGGCACCACGATCGCGGACATCAACGGCACCACGATCACGCTCTCGCAGCCCGCCGCGGCCGGCTCGACGGGGACGGTCTCAGGGGCGCGGTTCTCCGTGCTCGGCGACGCACAGATGCCGGGCGCGATCGGTGGCGATGCCTTCTCGGGGCTGGCGAACAAGAACCTGCCGGCGGCGCTGCCTGGTGGGTCCGTCACCGTCGACTATCCGGCGCACAGCTACATCACGCACGAGACGCTCGCCGCCGCCTCGCTGTCGGCCTCTACGGGTGCGGTGACGGTGCCTAACCTGCAGCAGGGCCTCAGCAACGCCAACACCGCGCCCCCGAACGCGAAGGTGTTCGGGTTCGACATCACGAACCCCGGCGGCGGGCTGTCGTTCTCGAACCTTCCGCCGACCCGGCTCGGCACCTTTTACCTGAAGCTCTGACGCCGATGCCGTCCTTCATGAACACGCTCGGCGCGGTCTCCCGACGGGGCCAGTGGCGCTTCCGGCACGTCTTCCGGGCCGCCGATGCCCGTGGCCGGCTCGACCCGACGGACGAGGGCCTAATCGACTTTTCGACCTGCTCCGAGGTCGCGCTCGAGGTGACGCCCCGGGCGCCGCATCGAGGCTGCTGGTCAAGACAGGATCCGGCGCCGGTTCTCGCCGCATCGCTCGCATCCGGAACGCTCGTCGTCTCGAACCCCGGCATCGTTGAGGCCGTGTTCCCGGCGGGCTCGCTGACTGATCTCCGCCCCGGCATCTACGACACGCGAGTCCTCGTCACCATCGGCCCGGAGACGGAAGAGGTCTTCTGCGAGCCGGTCGAATTCGCCTGAGGAGGCCCCGCCATGCCGAGCTATCCGATCCGCCCAACGTTCCCGATCGACGTCCGGTCCCCCTCCGGCTCAGTGCGGGTCGGCCGTCAGGGCACAGCGGTGACCCTCGACGTCGTTGGGGGCGGCGGCACCGACGGGCAAGTGACCGCGGGCCAGTTCTTCGCGGCCCTCGAGGCGTTGCGTCCGGGCGCGTCCGCGATTGTCCAAGACGCCGTGCCCTCCGATCCCGGCGACGCCGTGAATCGGGCCTACCGCACCACGGCATTCATTACGCCGGATTGCGCTCTCCTCGCCTTCGTGCGGGACACGCTTAATTTGAACGTTGTGCAGATTTCGGATCTGCTCACCGCCGCCGCGCTCCAACCGAAGTGAAGGCCCTTCACATGCTCCGCTCTTTGCGCTTCGGCCTGATCGCGCTCGCGACGCTGGCCTCTTCGTCTGTCTTCGCGCCCGTTTCCGCTCAGACCTTCACGCTGCCCGAGATCGGGCTCCAGGCCTCCGGTGCGTGCCCGCAGTTGGCGATGCGCGAGCGCACCGGCAAGACAATGGTGCCGCTAGGGTGCCTCGACGGTACGGCGAAGGTCATTCGGTGGAGTGGCGATGGCTCTGGTATCAGCCTGACGCCGAGCGCGTCTGCCGCATCGGGGACGCTGGCGCGGCTGATCGCTGAACGCGCTCCTCTGGCCAGTCCTGCCTTCACAGGGTCCGTCGTGAACGCCGTACCCACGGCCTGTCCGACGACGGCAGGCAACTGGACGGGCAACGGGCTGGCGACGTGGGTGCCGACATGCTTCGGCGCGTTTATGTCTGCCGACAAGTCCGGCATTACGATCTACCCGACGAGAGGAACGCCGTCTTCCAACGGCCTATATCCCCCCAACCCGGAAGCCGGGACGCCGACGACGACCAACAACAACACGGCGAACCTGCTCGTTCAGACCAAAGCTGACGGCTCGATGCCGAAGCAGACGAGCAGCGGTTTTTTTAACATTGATGTTGTTGGCGGGACTGTCTCGGCCGCGCATCCATCAGACGCCGAGAGCCCGAACGCGACCGGCTTGATGATCACATCGCAGCAGCGCCCAGGTCCCGCGGGGCAGTCGCCGCCGGCCTTCTGGTCCATCAACACGGATCACGTCATCGCGCCCGGCAGTGGAAATACGAAATCGTTCGGAATGGAGTTGGATCTAAGCAACTTCAACGCGGACTGTAAGGTCGGAGAAAACTGCACCTCGGCGTGGTTCTTTTACGGGGGCATCAATGCATTCCCGAACCTTGCCGTTCACTACATGGCAAATCCGCACACGCAGTCATACAGTGGGACCGCAACGGTTTCTGGTGCCACACTCACCAAATCGAGCGGTACGTTTTCCCAACTCATCACCCGAATGTCATACGGCGGGCAAACGTTTCGCGTTGACTGCACTACAACGACTTGTACCGCCGATTATCCGATCGGCAACAGTGCGACCCCGTTGGAGTTCAAGGGCTATAGCGCAATGGCGCACACTGGCCTGTTCTTTCAGGACAGCGCTGACGGCACGTATATCCAGGACCACGACTTCTACATGGGCGATTCGGCGCGCTCAATTCTGACAGCGGCCGGCAAGCATCGTATCGGTCTCGACTTCACGCAGGACGCGCTTCCGTTTGCAGCCCTTTTCAAAGGCGGCCAGCAGGTCTGCTACAACGGGGCGGCCATGTGCATGAGCTATAGCGGCGGGCCGAACGCATGGCTGTTCGCTCCTGGCACTGATCCGGGCGCTCATGTCGCGCGGATCGGTGCCACGGGCGACGCCACCTTCAACGGCATCGTTTCCGCAAATTCGTTCAGCGCGAACAACGCCATCGGCGTGTCGTGCTCTGGGCCACCCACCCAGAACTTTCAGACCGTGAACGGCATCGTCACGCGCTGCTGAAGGGCGACTCAGTACACCTCGACCTGATCCAGATCGAGCACGCCGGCCCCGATCCGGACGACTCTGACATAGCGTGTCTGAGCCGGGTTCGGGGGTGCCCAGATGTGCATCTGCCCATCCACGCCCCCGAACTCGGTTCCGTCGTCCTTGGCGTGAAGTAGCGTCCACGTCTCTCCGTCTTCGCTTCCAAGGATTTTGAAATCCCGAAGGCGGGATCGAACGGCATCGACGCGATTGAAGATCCGCACCTCGCGGATGGCAATCACGGCCCCAAGGTCTACCTGCCACCATGGGGCCTCTTCATAGTCCGTATGGTGGCTCCATAGGCCGCGAGGCTTCCCGCTCACGGCGCCGGCCGCATCTTGCGCGAGATCCTGAAAGCGCGACCACGGGCTGATGGAGCTTTGTGTCGCCGGCTTCCCGAGGGCGATGTTCGTTCCGATTGGAGGCGCCGCGATTTGATGAGCAAAGGCACGGGCGAGCGTCGCATCGGCCATCTCGACCAAGCGAAGCTCCTCGACCACGTTGGATGGACGGAGGAATTCCTCAAGGAAGTCGGGCCCGCGCTGGTGGTACTCGGTCCAGGCTTCTTGCACGAAGAAGTCTCCGACCGCGCCTCTCTCCACCCTCCTGGCAAAATCGGCCAGTGACTTGATGCCGATGTGGTAGATGAAGCCGGTGTCGAGTACGCCCTTGGCGAAGGTCGGGTCCGCCAGCCTCTCGGGAAAATTTTCTTCGATGTTCAGATAGTAGCCGCGCATGCTGACGCCACGGCTATCTAAAGTGAACATTCCGTCCTTCAGAATGCAATCGGCATGGTGCCAAAATCCAGAGCCCACCGCGCTGGCAATCTTGTTGTCGTCAACTGCGTCGGATCGGACGAGGCACTTCGTGAACGGCGCCGGCAATTCGGACCGTCGAGTGTAATTACGGATTGCGGACCCAGACGGGCGCGTGGCGTGGCCGTTATGCCCAGCATTGACGGAGAACAGGTGGATTGCCCCCACTCCACCCGGAAAGCGTGAGATAAACTCTCGGATCGTGTCGTCGTTGCGCAGTAAAATAAATTCGTCAACATCGAGAAATATGTAATTACGGCTCAGATGTTTAAAATTACGCAGGAAGTGCGTATACATTTGGCCTTGCTGGCCCAAGATGCCGAAGTGCCTGAATGTGACGAAGGGTCTATCGCCCTGCGTAAACGGCAGGACGGCTTCATATAACTCGCGCGGATCTTCGTCATTGCAGTAGAGGAAGACGTGATCAAAGCCGATGCTGCGGTGGAACATCAGCCACTCGGCAATATAGTCGGTCTCCCACCGAGCGCACGCAGCAATCACATTATCATACATTAGTAAACTCGGGCTCGACCTATACGAGCCGGGCATACCGCGTCGCTTGCGAGACTGACAACTCACCTGACCGAAGGCTCGCAGCGCGGTCCATGCGTGTGACGTCAAGCACACGCTTCTCTGATCGACCTTGAGCCCCCTCCGACAATCGGACCCACCATGCTCCTGCAACGCCTCGCGGTGCGGGCCGCTCTCGCTTGCCTCGTGCTCAGCGTGACGCCGGCCCGCGCCACCTGGACCGGCACCGCGTCCTTCTACGGGCACGAGTCCGGCTCTCGGCGCGCGGACGGCAAGCGGTTCGTCCCCGAGGCTCTCGGCGCCGCGCACTGGACCCTGCCTCTCGGCACTTCGGTGCGCGTCACCGACCTTTCTACCGGCCGCCACGTCGATGTGCGGGTGAACGACCGCGGGCCACATCCCCGGCTCGGCCGGCTGATCGATCTCTCGCTTGGGGCGGCCCGCGCCCTCGGCATCACGCATCGCGGGCTTGCCCGAGTGCGCGTCTCTCTTCTCTGACCTGGAGCGGCCTCATGACCTCGTCCACCGACGCGGGTGCCTTCGCACGCCTGCGCGCCGCCGGCTTCGTCTGCGCCGCCCTCCGGCTCTCGGATTACGACCTCCCCCGGATCGGCCACACCATCGGCGTCGGTGAGGACGAGATCCACGCCGTGATGGAGGTGGAGGCCTCCGGCGGCGGCTTCGACCGGCTCAAGCGGCCGAAGATGCTGTTCGAGCCGCACGTCTTCTGGCGCAACCTCTCGGGCGCTGCCCGCACCCGCGCCGCCTCGCTCGGCCTCGCCTATGCTGCGTGGAAGCCCGGCGCCTACCCGTCCGACAGCTATCCGCGCCTCGCGCAGGCCCTGGCCATCGACGAGACGGCCGCGCTGAAAGCTGCCTCCTGGGGCCTCGGGCAGATCCTGGGCGAGAACTTCAAGGCGGCTGGCTACGCGACCCCGCAGGCGATGGTGCTGGCCTTCTGCAACGGCGGCGAGGCCGAGCACCTGGCGGCGATGGTCCGCTTCATCGTCACGAACGGTCTCGACGACGAGCTGCGCCGGCACGATTGGGCCGGGTTCGCGAAGGGCTACAACGGCGCGAGCTACGCCAAGCACGGCTACCACACCAAGCTCGCCGCGGCCTTCGCCAAGTGGTCGAAGATCAAGGACACGCCCTGGTCGCCGGGCATGGGCGAGCCGGCGCCGGATCCGCTGGCGCCGATGACAGCCCCACCGCCCTCACCTGCTCCGCAGCCCGCCCCCACCGGCGGGCTTGTTCGTTCCGGGGTCCAGGCCACCGGCGGCGCGGTCCGCTTGGGTCTCACCGGGCTCTACGACCTGATCCACACCGCGTTCCGGAAAGGCTGACCATGGCGCCCCGTCCCTTCCTCGCACGGGCCCGCCTCGGCCTGCGCCGCTGCTGGCGCGCGGCCTCGGGCAAGCGCGTCTACCTGCTCGCGGGCGTCATGGCGCTGCCCGACGTCCTCGATGCGCTGCCGGGCGTCGATCTCACGCCGCTGCTGCCGGAGTGGCTGCCGGGCGCGAAGGTGGCGACCTTCCTCGCGGTGGCTCGGCTCGCGGCGCGTGCCTACGCGACGAAGCTCGCCACCCTGCCGGCACGGGAGCCGCCGCGATGAGCCTCCTCGGCTGGCTCTCGAACCCGATCGGCTCTGCGCTCGGCGCCGTCGGCTCCGGCCTGATCAAGGTGTTCGGCAACTCGGTGCTGCAGCCCATCCTCAAGGGGATGGAGAACGGCCAGAACACGCAGCGCGACGTCGCGGTGCAGGTCGTCCAGGCTGAGATGGCGGCCAATCAGGCGAAGGCGGCGATCGCGCCGGCCTTCAAGGGCCTGATCTACGGCATTGGCATCCCGCCCGCGATCCACTTCGGGGCGGCTTGCCTGACGAAGACGTTCGATCTCGGCTGGAACGTTCAGCCGCTCCCGCCTGAGTACGTGCCGATCGAGGCCACGATCCTGACGGCCTTCTTCATCTCCTCGCCACTCACGACGCTGGCCCGCGCCGGCGCCGCCCGCCTGCTGAAGGCCTGATCCTATGGACACCTCGTTCCTCTCGCCCGGCCCGATTACCTGGGCGCAGATCGTGGCGCTCGCTGCCTTCCTCTTCGCCCTCGGCAAGGGGGCGGATTGGGTCATCGGCAAGCTGCGAGCCGGCACGAAGGACGCGGTGTCCCCCCTGACGATCGACATGGCGGCCGTGAAGATCCAGATCGCGGCACAGAACGAGGCCCTGCACAACTTCAAGGTCGAAGTTGCCCGAACCTACGTGACCGGCGACGTCATCACCCGGATGGAGCGCCGCATCGACGACCTCGTGACCTCGATGCGAGAGGAAATGGCCGCGACCCGCCGGGAAATGCTCCAGGCGATCACGGGGCGCCGGGCCGACTGATCCCCGCTAGCCACATCCGTCCACATACCGCCCCGGGGCTTCGGCCTCGGGGCTTTTTTTCGTGCCGACGCTTTAGCGGGCTGGACGCCTTGCCCTGCCGGCTCTCTCTAGGAGATGTCTTGCGCCTGAATTTGGTCCCGGAACCGTCGAAAGCGTCACGATGCTCACTCGCCCCGCACAGGTAGGGCTTTACAGCCTGCTCGCCGTCGCCTCCACGGCAGGGACGATTTCCGCTCAGCCACTGCAGAACGCTTCGGACCCGGCAAGCGCGCCATCAGGACAAGTCGATCGAGCGATATCGATCCTCCCCCTGGGCGCCCCTTCGCTGATGCGTGTCCATGGCGAGAAGAGCAGGGAGCAGCCGCTTGGGATTTTCGTACATCCGAATGGGCCTATGATCGACTTCTGCTCAGTCGGCGGGTGTTTCGATGGCCCGCATTTGCTGACACCAATCCTTGTCAATGTCCGAACGCAGAAGGATGCAACTGCACAGGAGGTCGGATTTCACCTCAACTTCACAAGCGATAAAGGCAAGGTTGTATACTGGAAGCCAGGCACTCGCTACGAAGCTGGCGAGACGGTCGCTGTCCTCAATTCCAAGTGCTCTGTGACAGTCGATGGAGGCGCAACGCAGACCGTGCCCGGCTGTCTTTACCGCGCGCAGTCGGCCGGCACTTCAGCGCCCCGTGGGGAGGGCCCGACCGGAAACGGTACCAACCTTCGAGATGGCTCCATCGTGTGGGCCTATCTCGGCCCAGGCGCGAACAACGGGAAGAGTGCCTTTTCGATCGCCGCCAACTTCGAGCCTGGAACGGGTGCGGGGTGGGGCTTCGTCACCAACACGACCGTGCTGCCCGGAGTAGGCGACGTGACGATTTTCGGCGAGGAGCGCGACTGCAGCAATGGGAACAAGGACAGCGATATCGGCTCGCCGTACTTCATGGCGTGCTCGTTCATCGGCGGCCAAGGGCCTGGCACGTTCCCTATGCTCGCCTATCGGTATGTTGGCTCGGGCGCAGTCAACAGTGGCGGCGCCAATCCGTATGGCGCACATTACGGTGACTACTGGAGCGGCGGGCCGTCGACCGATGTCGGCTCCGTGGTCAAGGATGCTGTGATTTTCGACAGCACGAATGCAGACGTAACGCTCAAGAGTGCTGCTCAGAGGCGGCACTCCATCGCCTTCTTGTACGATCAAAGCGACTCGTTTGCCGTTCTACGCGCAGACGGAAAGCACGACAGTGGACTGGATTTCAGTCGAGCGACTCTCGCAAGCGGCAACTTCGCAGTTCTACCTCAGACGACATTTCTGAGTTGGAGCGGACGAGCGTCGTTCGGATGGAATGGCGCAATACAGGCTTTTACGCTTGGCGCGACAAATTCCGGGTCAAGCTATTCTCTGGCCGCATACAACTCGGGTGATGTGGATGTGGGAAGGCACCTCTCGGCCCGGCCGGGGCCAAAACTATCCATAAGCGGCTGTGGAGCGTCGAAGCTATCCAAGTCAGCCAATGATCTTCACGGGACCATTTCAATGCAATCCGGCGAAGCTGGCTGCACTATCCGCTTTGCAGCGACCTACAATGATATCCCCGACTGTGTTGTATCTTCCTCGCTCGGAGGAATGCATGCACCTGCTTACGAGACTTCTCGCCAAGGCATTGCCATGACGATTGCGGCATCAAACGCACCGCAATCGATCAGCTACGTCTGCATGGGGCGCTAGCTCCTCGCCGTGAGGCGGCCCCGCCCATCTCAGCCGCAGCAGGTTTTTCTAGTCCCAGCCTCCTCTCGCCGCCGCGAGCATCCGCTTCCGCAACTCGGCCATGCGGGTGTCGTCGCTGGCGCCTGTCGCCATGGCCTCACGCCCGACGGCCTCGTAGATCTCCCGCACGGTCGCCTCGTCCAGACCGAGGCCCTGCGCGAACCGGAGCAGGCCGCGCAGCTCGGCGGCGGTTTGGTCGTCGGTCATAGGCCTACCGGACCGCGATCGCGCGTTCGCCGACAACAACCTTCGCTGGCTCGGTCGGGTGACGCTCAACGATTCGGCTGATCCCATACGGCCGCAACTTGTCCCACGCGGCGTCGCTTCCCGTCATGAGCGCGCGGGCCAGGAGGTCCGCGAGATCCTTGCCGCCGTCGCTGATGGCCGCGGCGCTGCCGTTGTCGAGTTCGACGATGGTCCGCATGGTCAGGCCGCCTGCAAGCTCTCGGCGAAATCGTCCGGCACCTCACCGAATTGCCCGAGGATCGTCGCGCTCTCCAGTTCGCCCGTCTCGTCGTCGGCCACGATCTGCAGGGCGGCCGTGCCTGGCATGCGCGCAGCCATCGCCTCGGCCCGTTTCAACGCTGCGCTGCTCGTCGTCGAGATCTGCCGGTCTCCGGGGACGAGCCGCTTCCGCTTGAGCACGAAGGTTTGGACCAGGAACGTCGTCTTCATGGCCATGGTTCTCTCCTCAAGCTGCCAGCGCCGGCCGGATGCCGACCTCGTTCGCGATCTCGTCGAAGCTGAACGTCATCACGTGCTGACCGTAGGCGTCATGCACTTCGACGATCCAGGCTGACCAGTCGACCGGAGCAGCGCAGCCCTGCATCACCTCGGCCGCCACGCTGGCGCAGACCGGACGCAGGTCGTGCTCTGCGACGGCCCGCCCCTGCAGGTCGAAGACGACATCCCGGCCGTCCGTGCAGTGGAAGTGGCAGCGCTCCTGCGACATCGTCATCACCCCTCTGTCCCCGTTATCCACAGGCGCACACAGCCGTTTGCGCTTGGCGCACAGAGCCGATTGAACCCGCCACGCGCCTGCTGTTTGTTCTCTTTCTGTTCTAGCTCAGATGGGGACTCGAGTGAGGCTGCACACGGTCGCAGAGCTACCGCAGGAGGGCTTTTCCACAGTTCGTGTGCCGCTGATGGGCCAAGCGCTCTGCGCGGGCTTCCCCTCTCCCGCCGACGACTTTCTAGAAGGCGCACTGGAACTGCCGCGCTGGCTCGTGCCGAACCCGCCGGCCACCTTCCTCTGGCGCATCGCTGGCGATTCGATGCGCGATGCTGGGATCTTCGACGGGGATCTCGCCTGCGTCGATCGCAGCCTCAAACCTGCGCACGGCAGCGTCGTCGTGGCGGCGGTCGACGGTGAGATGTCGATCAAGCGCATGGTCGTCGAGGGCAACCGCGCGCACCTCTCCTTCGACAATGCCGACCTGCCCGCCTACGCGCTCGAGGAACTAGCCGAGGTCGATGTCTGGGGCGTGGTCCGCTTCACCATCCGCTGGCACGTCGCCCGCGGCGGACAGGGCCGATGAGCAACGCCGAGGCCCGTCAGCGCGACCGGATCGGCGGCGGCCGCGCCCTCGCGCTCATCGACGGCAACAGCTTCTACTGCTCGTGCGAGCGCGTGTTCGACGCCAAGCTCGCCCGCGTGCCGGTGATCGTGCTGAGCAATAACGATGGCTGCGCCATCGCCCGCACGCCCGAGGCCAAGGCGCTCGGGATCAAGATGGGCGACCCCTATTTCAAGATCCGCGGGTTCTGCGAGGCACAGGGCGTTCGCGTATTCTCGTCGAATTACACGCTCTACGGGGACATGTCGGCGCGCATCAACGCGATCTATCGCGACGCCACGCCGGACGTGGAAATCTACTCGATCGACGAGAGTTTCCTCGACCTGACCGGCTTCGTGCGCCGGGATCGCGTGGCGCTGGCCCGCGATATCCGCGCTACCGTGCGGGCCTGGACGGGCATCCCGACCTGCGTCGGCATCGGCCCGACCAAGACGCTGGCCAAGCTCGCCAACCACATCGCCAAGACGGTGCCTGAGCTCGACGGCGTCTGCGACCTGACCGAGCCCGCCGCCTACGAGCACTGGCTCTGCCGCATCCATGTCGGCGAGCTGTGGGGCGTCGGCCGAGCCTCGTTGCCGAAGCTCGAGGCCATGGGCATCGATACAGTGGCGGACCTGCGCGACATCGACCCGCGCCCGGTGCGCAAGGCGCTGACGGTGGTGGGTGAGCGTATGATCCACGAGCTGCGAGGCGTGTCCTGCCTCGGGCTCGAACTCGTGCCGGCTCGCCGTAAGGGGTGTGCGGTGACGCGCTCATTCTCCGGCCGGGTGACGGAACGGGCCGAGCTGGAGCAAGCAGTGGCTGCCCATGCAACGCGCCTCGGCGAAAAGCTGCGGCGTGAAGGCCTCGGTACCGACCACATCACCGTCTTCTACCACACGAGCGAACACGACCGAGGCGAGCCGATGCGCTCGGTCTCGACGGTGGTGACGCTGCCGGAGGCGACCAACGACACGCTGGCGCTGATCTCGGCGGCAATGCATGGCGTGGCCCGCACCTGGCGCGAGCAGGGCAGCCCGCCCTGGCGCTACTCGAAGGCCGGGGTAGTCACGGTCGATCTCGTGCCGCTGGCGGCCTCGCAGCGGGCGCTGATCGGCCGGCTCGACCGCGAGCGCTCGACGCGGCTCATGGGTGCGCTGGACGCCTGCAATGCCCGCTTCGGCCGCGGCAGCGTGGTACCGGCGCGCGCCGGTCTGGCGCAGCAGCGGCGCACCTGGTCGACGAAGTTCGAAATGCGCACGCCGCGCTACACGACGCAGGTCGACGAGCTACCCGTGGCTTACGCTGCTTTGAGGTGAAGACCGTGCCGACGGTATCGGGGGAAGCGCATAGTCCGAAGATTGATAGTCAATGCTGAGGGAAGGGGCCATCGGTGCCAAATCCGGCGACGGCCCCATCACCGAGGACTTAGCGAGCAGAGGCCGCGGCGGCGTCGGCCACGATCTTGCGGCTGGCGGGGGCCACAGCCGTGATGTGAGGTGTGGTCGTCAGCTCGGACGCCGGGCGGACAGACGCGGTGGCGCGGGCCTGTTCACGGAACAGCGGCGGCGTCAGGTGGATGCTCTCGTCGGCCATGGCGGAACTCGCCACGGTGACAGATGCGAGAGCGGCGAGGGAAAGAAGCTGCATCGTACGCATGGATCGTCTCCGGGGTGGCCGGCCAGTGACGGCGACCGATGAGAGATTGAACCACGGAATTTGTGCGACGCGGTAATCTCTGGGTGCAACGCACCATAATGCGGTACGGAACAGCGTTGCTCGATATTATGCAGAACCTGTAGGTATATCAGCCATCGGCTAATCCATGAGCTATGCGTAAGGTGGGTAACAAAGATATTTTGAGAGAAGTTCAAAGATTTATATAGATACCTTATAATTCGCCCGGCCATCGTCGGTCGTGTTTTAATGCGCAGGTTCATTCGGATTGCATTGAGGTCACGCAGTGAGATCATGCCTCGTCTGGCAGGCGTCGCATCTGGATAGACAGATACCAAAGCGCCGCGATCGGCTGCTAGCTCGGGTCTACCTCGCCCGATGCGAGACGTTGCTCAATCTGTGTAGCGGCCGTGTCTTTGCGGTCGTGGAGCATCATCCTTTCTGTCGCGCCGCGAACTCCCAGATCGGAATGCCGGTCGGCGCGCCGGGCGTGTCCCGGTAGCCGCTGACATTGCCGAACAGGATCCGGTTGGGCTCGATGCCGATCGCCTTGTTCCCGCCGGTGATCATCACCCCGCACCAGTCTATGCGCAGCGTGCCATGCTGGGGGTGGACACCGAAGATCTGCGGCGCGCTCCAGCCCAGGCGTACAGCCTCGTCGCCGAAGCGCTCGATGAAATCGGTGCAGGCCTCGTAGATGTTCGCCCAGGCGGTGACGCCGAGGTAGCGGCACGGTGAGGAGGTTGGGCGCAGGGCACCGAAGGCTTTCCGCCACTCGGCGGCCTCAGGCGGGAGATGATCGGGCGCAAGTTCGGGAAGTAGCATCACGGCTGCCGGCTGAGAACGGGCCGACGGCATAGGGTGGCTGAGTTGCTTCAGGCTTACCGGTCGGTCTTCCTCACGCCTTCTGCGCACGCGCCAGCAGGATCGCTGTGCGGGTGGCGGTGCGCCTAGCACCAGTCGTGCTCGTCTTGTCGCGCAAAACAGCGGTAGCGAAGGCGTTTGCCTTCACGGCGGCTGCCACGTCGAGCGTGTAGCCCTCGGCGAGTTCCTCCTGCACATTCATCCGGCCCGCGAGAACGGCATCAATCAGCGCGTTCAGATCGTCATGGGTGACGACGTTGGCCTTGAAGAGTTCGCCGACGGTGGGGGAGAAATCAGCCATTTCCCGAGCCTATCCCGTGGCGCCGGATCGGGCGAGCCTGCCGGTCACCGCGGGGAGATTTCCGTAAGAGCGTAAGCCCCTCCCCGCGGTAACGTCATCCAATGAAATCAATCACATCACCCCGACTGTTAATCGCTTTGTCGCAGGTTCGAGTCCTGCTCGGGGAGCCAAATCTCTCAATCACATAGCGGATCTACGGCAGAGGCGTGTTGCCGCCGTTGTTCCTCGGCCGTTTTTAGCCGCCGAGCTTCGCTTTTCGCCACGCCGTTCGTAGCGCGGCCCGACGGAACCATCGGTCCGCGGTTTTAGAGCATCGTTGTCGATATCGGTGTGGGCGTCGCGGTGCGCATCACGTTGTCCGGCACCGCCCCAGCCTCGCAAGCCTCACTCATCGCCCCTGCCCTGCTGTTCATGTTCCAGATGCCGTCCGGCCAGCCGGAGGCACGCGCGAACTCGCGGTACGTGCGGCTGAAGTGCGAGCGCCGCCATGGGAGGCCGGTGCGTTCGTCGATGACGAGGGGCCGACGCCAGCGGCATCTCGGCGAGCCGTTCAGGGTCGTGGCTGAGGTCATGCTCGGCGACCTCGTGGCCGTTCGTTTCTGGCATTGGCCGGGCCACCATGGATGCGCGATCCTCGAACACCAGGGCTGGCGGTCGCCCGCGCGGGCGCATCCGAATCGGGATGGGTCCCAGCCCATGATCAGCAAGCTAAGCCGTCGTCTTGTCCTTCACCTCGTCGGATCAGCCGGACCAAATTTCAATGTTGGCGCCGGTGTGGTGGAGCGCCAGCAACGTGCGAACGATCGGGCGCAGGGCTCGTCCCGGTCGCAAGCCGCGTAAGATCCGCGCCAGTCCTTCTCCTTGCCGAGACGATTCAGGACCTGCGCCCGGTGCTCGGTGGGGGCCAAGGACCCGTCCAAGTCGAACAACGACGGACAGGGTCATTCTCTCCTGCGTGAGGCTCTGATCGAGTGCGGGGATCGCCGGTCGCGTGCTCGTCGGCAAGACGTGCAGTCGTGAGCGCTCGACGGGTCCGAACGAGTCGGTGGGCCAGTTCGATAAACGCGTAGCGGAGAATGCCGAGTATGTTTTGAAATCTGGTAGGATCAAGTTATTTGAAGTGATTTTTGAGTCTTTGATTGAATATTGGCGCGGGCAACTACTCAATTTGAGTTTGTATTTGCCCAATTTCTCTGAGGTGCGTCATCGCACGGACGGATCTATGTTGATTTTATAGAATGATACATCCTGAAATTATATTTAACGGCGCCTGCGGCCTTCCATAACTCTTCGTAACCCGCGTTGACGACGGTTGTGCCTCGCAGAAATGCGTCGCCAGCCGTGGAATTATGGATCTCAAAAAAGCAACAGAAACACTGATCGTTTTCGCCGATTTGGACCTTCTCGTTGAACGGGTGCTTGCGCTGGTGAGAGCGCACAATGCGTTGAGGCAGGACGGTTTTCACCTGATATCCGATGACGATTTGGTCGAGATCTATCGATTGCTCACCGAGCTTCATGAGGTGGCGATCGATGGCGTTGATCTAGAGTTAGTCGCGCCGACCATTCTTCAGCTGCGCTTGAAGCTCAGCATCTTGGAAGTGACGATCAGCGCCCATCTCAACGCGCCAAGCCCCCAATATTTGCATTGAGGTCATGCTGAGGCAGGAGGGCTTGGCGGAGTGCGAGGCGTTGGAGTTCAACCTTGCCGCCAGCCTATCCCGGCGATCGCGCGCAAGCGAGACAGGATGTTACCGCAGGGTGAATCTCGCCTCAGCGAATCACCCTCTCCGTGTTGCCGTCTCTCAAAAAAGTCAGCCACTCCACCCGACTGTTCATCGCTTTGTTGCAGGTTCAAGGTCGGCTCTGGGAGCCAAACTTTTCCAAGCTCTCGGAAGCCTGCGGTTTCCGAACTCTTAGGTGCGCTGGAATGACCGCGAGAGCGACGGCTGCGCAGGGCTGTTCGTGTGTGATCCGCCCGACGGAATTTGCTGAATTGCCCCCGCATCGCACGTGCGCGCGCTTGAAGGGCGTTCTGCGCATCGGCCTTGCACCGCCTCGATAAGAGCGAGAGCCGCCCGGTCTTCCGAGGCGGCTCCCTTTCACGATGTGCTCGGCCGTTGATCGCGACGCGAGTTGTCGTCGGCGACCGCTCTCACGTGACCGCTGCGTCAGCGCTTCTCGTCAACGACGGGCGCGAGAATGCGCGGGGTCTGCTGGTGCTGGACCACCCGCCATTCCTCGTGCGACAGCCGGCGGTAGGTCGAGGTGCAATGGGCCTCGTAGGTCTCTTCGCCCCGTGAGGCTTTCACGGAGTAGGCGATGACGATCAGGCCTTCCTGGGGACGCGCGATCCGGCCATCGTCGAATTCGACGCCGGACCAACGGGGTGTGTTCGCGACGGCTTCGATCGCTTGAGCGCCGCCGAAGACGTAGGGCGGCTGCGGCAAGGCCATCAGGCACTCGTCATCGACGAGTTCGCGGTAATGATCCGGGTCACCGGTCCAAAGGCTCTTTTCGAACGACCAAACACGATCATCGTCCACGGGGTCCTCCTCAGGCTGTCGAAGTGCCGGGACAAGACCTGCGCGCGGTGATCGTTCCTGGAGTGCACCCGCCCTGATGGTCGCGTGCGTCGCCCTGCCGGCATCGGACCGGTAAAAACTCTCATCCTCGCCAAGAAGCCGGCGAGCTTCACGTCAGCCTGTTCCGCCAGCGCCCTCAGGCGCTGGCGACCTCGAACTCCATGCCGCGTCCCGGTCCCTGGTCGGCATAATCCACGAGCGTCAGCCCGCGCTCGATCAGCGTCTCTTCGAGGATGTCGCGGTGCTTGCGCACCATCTGCCCGATCGCCAGCGGCGTCAGGCGCGGGCTGGAGCGACGCAGAGCATCCACGCCGACATGGGCCGGCATGCCCTCGTTCTCGGCGATGCGTGCGAGCGCCAAACCCAGGTCGCGCGCTTTCGTCTCTGCGGCCGATTTCGGCTTGAAAGCCATGTGATCCCTCTTCTCTCGATACTTTCGTCAGGCGGCCTGCAGCGTCTCGGCGAAGTCTTCCGGCACCTCGCCGAACCGGCCGAGAATCGTCGCGCTTTCCAACTCCCCCGTTTCGTCGTCGGCCACGATCTGGATCGCGGCGGTGCCTGGCAGCCGTGTGGCCATCGCCTCGGCCCGCTTCAGTGCACCGTTCACCGTCGGCGACACTTGCTGGTCGCCGGGGCACAGACGTTTGCGCTTCAGAATGAAGGTCTGCACGAGGTAGGTCGTCCGCATCGTCACCGTCGGTTCTCCCGCACCAGGACCGAGCCGGCCGCCATTCACGCGTCGGGCAGGCCGAAGCGGTCACGGAAGCCCGAGCCGGAAATCGGCCGCCCGCTTGTTCTATTTTCGTTCTAGCACGAAAGATGGCGCTGCGTGAGCCTGTTTTGCAGCGCCGACACGCTTGGCGGGCGGCTGTTTGCAGCGTTCGCGATCAGCCGCCACCGATGCCGGCGATCACTTTGCCGGTGCCGTTGCAGTCCGGGCAAGCTTTGGCTTCGATCTGGCCACTTCCGCTACAGCGGGGACACAGGTTCTCACCCGTTCCGGGTGTTCCGGGCGGTGCTTCATCGCCGGGTTTCGCGGGCTCCGATTGCGTCATAATTACGCTCCCTCATCTGAGGTCAGGGAGAACCCGCGCCGTTTTAGCCATGTTCCCGGCGCCGACGTTTACGACGAGTGGCCCGCATCGACGTCACGCAGGATGGCGGGTACCTCGTCGATGATCTCGCGTGCCAGGAAGCCGACTGGTCCGATGCGCTCGGCGAGTCGTTGCCCGGCTTGCCCGTGCAGATAGACCCCCCATGCCGCCGCTGTCGTCGTCTCCGTGCCGCGTGCGAGCAGCCCTGCAACAATGCCCGCCAAGACATCACCGGAGCCGGAGGTCGCCAGCCCGACACCGCCGCCGCTGTAGAGCCACGGCTCACCCGAGGGGGGCACGATCCAGCTCTGCGCGCCCTTCATGATCACGACGCATCCGAGCTTTTCGGCAGCGCGCTGAGCTGCCGCCAGAGGATTGGCTTCAACCTCGCTTCTGTCGATGCCCAGGAGCCGGGCCATCTCGCCGGCATGCGGCGTGATCACCGCGCGGCCATCGCAGGATCGAACCGCGCCGGCCTGCGCGCCGAGGCCGGCGATGACGCCGGCATCGAGCACGAGCGCCGAGGAGGCTCCAGCCGGAAGAAGCGAGTGGACCAGTGCGTCGGCCGTGGCGCCGGCGCTCAGCCCCGGGCCGATCAGGATCGCGTTGCAGCGCTCCGCCAAGGCCGGCAGGCGTGCCGCGGCCGAGGCCGGGTCGATCCCGCCCTCCTCCGTCTCGGTAAAGCCGATGACCCGCGCCTCGGGCACCGCGAGAGCCATCGCCGATGCGGCGCTCTCCACGGTCGCGATGCGGAGGCGACCGGCCCCGGCCCGGAGCGTGGCGACGCCCGCCAGAAAGGCGGCGCCCGGAACTTCGGCGGGTCCACCGACTACGAGGACCGTGCCGCGCTGCTCCTTGCTGCCCTCGTCGGGGATCGGCAGGGGCAACTCCCGAAGGCGGTCGAGTCTGAGGTGGTTTACCTTCAT